TCATTCAGCCAGGTCAGGCATCATGCTCTGGATCCTGTCAACAAGCGCCCTGCGATCCTGAGGACAGAGGTCGATAACCTCCAATTCCCCCAGCAGGGCATTCAACTCAACCTGCAGTTGGGCGGCGCTCATGCGGCACCCCCAACTTCCAGCGCGGTGATGATGACGCCAACCGCTTCAGCCCCCGCCTCGTTGTAGCGGAAAGTCTCCACCTGCTTGGTCGAGCTGCGGGATTTGTCCAAGAAGAACTTCCCGTATCGCTCGGTTTTCAGGTTGTGCTCGTTGGCGATGCGGCCCACCTTGTTGGCGCTGATACCAAACCGCTTACCCACCTCTCCGGCGGTGTAGTAACGCTCTGTCAGCACCGGAAGAGGAAGGATGTTGTCACCAACCACCGTGTTGACGGCCGTCGCCATCGCAGTTTGCCTTGCCTCCTGGCTCAGGTTGGGCATGACCGAGAGCGCCACCGTAATGGCATCTGCGGTCATCTTGATCGCCCGTGCCTGACGGTATTCCGGCAAGTAGGACTTGGCAGCCTTCCTGACGGATTGGCGATCGGCCTTACCGGTGGTCCAGTACTGCCACAGCACTTCGTCGCACTCTTCCTGATAGGCCACCACCTTCTCGCGGATCTCGGGGGAGACCTTGCCCGGCTGAACCGAGTAGAGCCAGGCCGGCAGCTTGCGGAGTGGAAGGCAAGTCATTGTCTGATTGCCACCGGCTGAAGGTATCACGATTTCCTTGATACCTTTGCTGAACTTGGTTGTCAGCTTCGCATGCTGGCCCTGCCAAGCCAGCCCCATCCCCTCAACCACCGGCTTCATTGGAACATAGGGTTCGCCTTGGTGATCGACCAGATAGAGGTTGTCGCCACGGAACGGCACGACCATGGACTGATTCGCGGCCCTGCCAATAACTTTGGTTTGCTGATACTGTTGTTGTATAGTCATACCGTAATCCTTACTTGGTCGTGGGGTTTACATTCCTCGGCCAAGACGGCGGCTACCGTCTTGGCCGAATTATTTCTGGCATCAAGCCAACTTACCTTCATTTTTCAGCGCCTCCTTCAATCGCTGCACGATCTCGGCATTCATCGAACGGCCATTCTCCTTTGCCAGCTCCTTAACTCTCTCCCGAAAGCCGGGTGGCAGCCGCACCATAAACTTGTCCCAATCCCTCACTCTGCATCTCCTCTATGGATGATGGCCCTGTGCCACCATCGTGAGATTATGTCAGCTATCTAGCACTGTCAATACAAAAGATGGCTCTGTGCCACCATTGATGTATGTCACCGTGCCTGTATGCTTCTCTTATATGTTTAAGCAAACGTAAGTAGATGATGAGTAAGAAAAGTACCGTTCCAACCAGCCGGGAATCAGACAAGTTTGTACTCAGGCTGCCTGACGGCATGAGGGACACTATTTCTGAGTTGGCAAAGGCAAGTGGCAGATCCATGAACGCCGAGTTGGTTCATCGCATCCAGCGAACCATCGACGAAGATACCGCGCTTGCTGAAAGTGGTGTGAAAATCATTGAAGGAATGAAGATCATTGAAGGTCTCAACCTCGATCGCCCCGCACTCACACTGCCACCCGGCACTGTCCTCACGCCTCACGAGATCGACAAGGATGATCCTCGTTATACCCCTTACGTTCGGCGCGAGGAAATACAGGAAGTGCTGGACTACATTAGACAGGAAATGAAAAACAAGAAAAGCTGATGTGATCGCAGTCACTGACGCACAGCCTCAAACGATGCAACATTTGATTTATGCAGATAGAAAAGGAGAATCTTGATGCGTGTAGCATTCATCGCTGCGCTGGTGCTTTTGTCTGGTTCAGTATCAGCAGACTGCATTGGAACTGATAATTTTAAGACCTGCTATGACGATAGCGGGAATACATATACCGTTCAGAAATTTGGCAACTCTACTTACGTCAACGGGCAGAACCCCAGCACGGGATCAAGTTGGAATCAGCAGAGTCAGCGAATTGGCAATAGTACCTATACCACCGGCCAGGATGCTGATGGTAATTCTTGGAATAGCACCTCTACAAGAGTCGGCAACTCAACCATCACAAATGGGATAGATAGTGATGGCAATGCTTTCAGTCAGACCTGTAACGAATATGGCTGCTACTAGCTATTCACCAAACTGATATCAATACATTCAATGCAAATCCAACCAGAGCAATAAAAAAACTGAATGCCATAAAATCATCCAGATCGCTCCGGCTGGATTTGCTAAAACACCAACACCCGGCAGCAAAGGGGATCAGGGCCAGCGTAAAGCTGAAACTGAACGCTTTCAGCGCCACCACCATCATTATCAGTGCAAACAGAATCCACATGGTCAGGGCCCTCTGCGATAAAGGCCCCAGATTACCCCTATCACAGAGGCTCAGCTAGGGCCGCTATTACCCCTTACTCCCAGTTCGCCTTGTTCTTGTTGACTGCCTGATACACCAGGTCGTTACGGCGGGCCAGCATCTCATCGATGCGCCGGCGCTTCTCTTCTGCGGTCAGTGTGCGGTCGCGCTGGATCAGCTCAATCCTGTTGCGTACCACACGCACTTGCTGCTGGGTTCGACTCAGGCTTCGGCGCGACTTCAGGATCCCGCCCTGCTCTTCCAGTAGCTCGTTTGCCTTGTCGGTCAGCCCTTCGCTGCGGTACTGGTCAACGGTGCGTTTGAGCTGATTCACCTCGTTCAGCATCCGGTAGAACTCCTCCATGTGCTGGGTGGACTTTGCAGGGCCAGTGCCGCGATACACCGCTTTCACAAGCGGGATCTCGTCGGCGCGCCAGCTTGCTGACTCACCAGGGCGCGAAGCCCGGATAAGCCCGTCAGCGGCAGCCATCACATAGCTGCCCATGGTGCCGGTGTAACCAATGACCAGGTGCTCAAGCTGCTTGGGTGAGAAGCCAGTGAGCTCCCCCAGCTCGCGCATCAGCAGGCTGGTCTGCTCGTTGTAACGCGCCTCTGCCTGGACGTTCAGGTCTTGCGGACCGTCGATGGGGCCACCCTTGAAGAAGTCATAGTTTACAGTTGTCTCCACCACCGGCTTTGCGATCTGGGGTATCGGGTTGAGGGCGAAGGTGTCGCCTATCGCCCTGGCCACCGCCTTACCGAACTGGGCCCCGGTGTCCTTGTCACCCAGGGCTCGGACCATGCGCTCGGGGATGGTGCCGAACAACACGCCAATCTCGAACGGCTTGGGGATCCGGAAGTGCTGATCGCCGACAAAGAAGTGCCAGTTGGCATCCTTGTCCCAATCCGGCAGCTCTTCGTATCGCTCATCGTCCCAGTTGGCGGCCAGCAGAGCCAGGCTCGCAGCCGTGATCATGCCTGCACGTTTGGCGATGGCTCTCGGGTTGTCTCGCAGTTCGCGGGTCAGCTTGCCTAGACCTTGCACCCGGGCATTGAAGAACGGCAGCAGTTGGGTCATGACCTGCATGGTGCGTGAGGCACCCAGCATGGAGAAATCCATCAGGTCCTTCGACTCGAACGCCGCCTGGGCGTGGCTCTTGCCAGCCTTGATGGCTGCGGCATAGACCGCCTCGCGGTTGGCATTCTCGAAAGCCTCGCCATAGCGGTTGTACTTCTCCCACACATTGGCAACCACGCCCTTTGCCTGAGCGGCGTTGCGGATAATGCTCTTTTCGTAGCGGGCGATTTGCTCGGGCGTCATCCCCTTGCGTCGCAGCGACTTACGCACGGTATCGGCCATCGCCTCTGGGTCATTGCCATTCACGTAGCCGCCCAGGAAGGAGGCTCCGCTGAACATCACATCAATGGTACTGCCGTCCATCGCCAGGGTCTTTTTCACCCCCTTGATGGAGTCGATCACCGGCCTGAAGCCGTCTTTGCTGATCGCCCAGCTGGAGAGTGAGTCGCGCAGGAAGTTGCGCAGCATGAATTCGGGAGATGCAGTGACCCCAGCAGTAAGCAGGCGCTTGGCCTTGGCCGCCACATTGACCATGGCGCTGAACGGCTTGCGGTCGAAGAAGGTCATAGCGCGATAGAGGTCCGGATCCTCAACCCGGATCATGTAGTCCTCCCCCTCCAGCTTGACCATGATCCTGTCTTTGCCATTGGCAAGGGCCTGGTAATCCATCTTGTTTGGCTTCGGAATGACCTCGATGATGCCGGTATCCGCCAGGTTCCAAACCGTCTTCTGGGCCGCCATGTTCTTCATGGACGCGTCGATCAGCTTGGAGGTGGAGGTGAAGATGTTCTCGAGCAGGTCGTTGGTGTTGGCCTCCCCGCCCTTGAGCTTCTTGATGCCGGAGTTCTGGTTGGCAATGCCCTTCGTCTTGAAGGGGGCGATCACGTCGCCGTCATCTGATTCACGGAAGAACGGGATGTACCATTCGCTTTCAAACTCGGCCCGCGCCTCTTTGGTGAAGAGTCCAGCTTCTTGTGCCAGGTCCAGGGTTGCGGCATTGAGGCGGTTCCAGCGGGCTTTGGCATCAAGGAATTTGGCCTCCTTGCCCTTGCCTTGCCCCTTGAGCGCCGCAATGTCATTGGCATCGAGCAGGTTCTCTCTGCCCTGCGCCATCAGCAGTTCCGCCCGGTGACCAGCCATCCAGCCAAGCCAGTTGTGCAGATCAGCTCCCAGGTCGGCAAAGATGCCCAGCAGCGCGTCTTTCTCGCCGGTACCCGCCTTGCGCTGGATCACTCCGTCATTCCACTCCGGCAGACCATAGAGCATGGTCGCCTGCATGGTGGAGGCGGCCCCCGTCGCCATCCGTGCCGCCACATAACCGGAGTCTGCGGCATCAGTAATGCCGGCAGCCTCCTCGGCGTATTTGATGGGGGCCAGCGCGTCGAGCACCTCGGTGTTGGCTTTCTTGATGACGCGATCGATCCATGAGCTGACCACGCCTCGGTCAACTTGACGGAGCTTGTTCAGGCTGGCCTTGGTCTTGTCGATGATGTCGGGCTTGGGGCCCAGGTTGAGCTTCTCCATGGCCGCATCAGCTGCAGTACTGGCCTGGCTCATCTTGATACCGCCTTTCTGGGTTGGCCGCTCGGCTTCCTGGCTGAACTTCTTCCCGCCATCCGGCCCGCTGTCGTCTGGGCCGCTACGCTGCAACTTCTTGCCCAGCCCCTCGATCAGGGAACGCGTCTCCGCGGCGGTAATGCCATCAGGTACAAAGCCGACCGCACGCAGCGCCCGGGTGACCCAGGCCACGACCCGATCCCAGCCACGGCCCCAGGCCCCCTGCTCCAATTCCGCCAGATGAGCCACCACTTCCTCGGCTTTGGTGCCGATGTCCTCGTCGGCGTAATGGGTGTTTACCCAGTCCCACACCGGCTTCATGCTGGGGTCCTTCTGGGACCCGATGAGGCGGCTCATCAGCTTGGTATATTCCCCGTCACCCAGGACGTTGGCCAGGCCATAGTGTGCCAGCACCTCATGGCGCAGGATCTCGCGCATCCGCTTGGGGTCGGAAATGGTGTCCGCAGCAACGTGCAGGGTGCCGGCATCGTCGTCAAACGCGGCGCGGCGGATCAATCCCTCCTTGGCATCCAGCCCGAGGGATTCCTCCAGTTCAGCCTGGGTTGCGTGGATCTGCACATCTATGCCGGAAGCGCCGCGGTACTGCTTGAACCACCCCTTGGTTACCAGCTCAGCCTCCTTGCGAGTCAGGTGTTTAGCAGGTCGCATCCCTTGTGACATGGCTTGCTTGGAGAAGCGGATCCGACCATCGATGGCGTTGGAGATGATCTTGCCCGGGTTGGAGCGCGCACCCACGATGGCCACCAAGCCGTCATGGCCGGCGGCCTTCAGGCGCTGATCCTGCTCCTTCAGGGTCTTGATGAAGTTGGGTGCGTCGATCTTGCCCATGGATTGCAGGTAGCGGGCCAGCTCGGCATTCATGCTCTTGCGCAGACTGGCCAGCAGATTTGGCTGCCCATTGCTCTGGGCGCTGGCGTAGTCGGCGATCATGCCTTTGGCCTTGCCCCATGCGTAGTTGAACGACTCTTTCCCGATCACCTCCTTCGGGCGCAGCTTCTTCAGCTCTCCGCGCAGGGCCGTGATGCGGTCTGACTGGTCTTTGTGGTGGGCGGCTTGGCGGCGGTTCTCGGCGTCCTGGGCGGCGCTGCTCTGGGCCTTGCGACCAGAACGGCCGGTGATCGCCCAGCTCGGGTTTTTGATGCCGTCGCGCATCAGCTTGCGGGCGTTGATGGCCTCCTCATTGGCCCAGGCTTGCACCTCAGCCTCGGCGGCCGCCCTCTGCTCTACCGTGTCCAGTAGGCCGGCATCCTTCAGGTCATTGAGGATCCGCCCCACGCCGGTGCTGATGCCGCTGGCAAAGTTCACGCCCTGGCCCCGGTGGGTGGCTTGGTTGTAGAGGCGTTGCTGCTCCTCGTCGATGGCCGGAATACGGATACTTACCCCGTCCAGCTCGAGGCGCCCCTCGGTTACTCCTCCTGCGCCTTTTGCTGCGCTTGCGTCACCAGATCGCGGAACGCTTGGCGCTGCGCCGTGGTTATTCCGTGCTCCGGCGAGGCCAAAAAGATCGCCGCCGGGCTTGGGTTGGCTGGCTTTTTGCTGGTTGTAGGCGCTGATGGCCTTGAGGGTTTCATTGATCGCTGTCTCCGGGGTTGCAGGGTCCACCGCCGCGCCGAACATGTCGGCGGAAGTGGTCTTGTTGAGCATAGTCAGGATGTCGCCAACCATGCCGGTGATCGCCTTGGCACTGCGGGCGCTGGCCGCGATGGCCTGGGCCAGCAGGCTGCCCTCTGGGCTGGTGTCGCCTCCCAGCATATCAGACTGAGCGGCCATTTCTTGCAGGGACTGCCCGCTGCGCTTGGCGCGGGCGATGCTCTCCACTGCCTCGGCGAGGTAGTTGGAGATAACCTTGGCCCGCTCCGGCGAGTGCTGGCGCAACTTGGCCATGCCCACGGCGTTGTTGATCAGGGCGGTAGTGATGTTACGGCCGTCCGCGTCCACTTCGCCGGTGGCCGCATCCAGCAGCCGCTGGTTGTCGTAGCCGTAGGCGAAGATGGCCGCCGTCACCCGCTTGCGGTAGGCATCATTCCACTGCCCGTCCCGGCTCACATAGCTGTTGCTCTGGTTCTCGCCGATGGCAGACAGGAACGCCTGGAGGAATCGGTTGTTCTGGCTCGCCAGTACGTCGCCCCCCTCAGGGATGTTGAGCAGATCCAGCATGTCGTCGGTCAGCTTGCCCGCGTCGGCGCCGGCATCCTCGGCGGCACTGTTCGCCATCTTGGCGTCGGTGTTGGAGTCCACCACGAAGTCACGCAGTTGCTGATCGTCCATCTCGGTCAGCCGCTCGCGGACCAGTACCGGCGCGCTCATCGCCTCAATGGCGGCAGCATCAAGGCCAAACTCGGTGGCATGGGTCAGCAGGTAAGCGCGATACGCCCCGGCATCACCGCGCTGATAGGCTTGCTTCAAGCCAATGGTGCGCCCGTTACCACTCTCGACAATGCCGTCACGCACAATCGGCGCGCCCCGGTCGGTCTCCGGGCTGGCGGCCAGGCGTGCCCCGTCCGGCGCGGCGGCGATCTGCCCCACCTGTACCCGATAGGTTTGCTTGCTGCGGTCGCGCGGCTGCAATTGCTGCGGGTAGTCGTGGTTGAGATTGCCCTCAAAGTCGTGAGACGCCACCAGATCGGCAGCCTCCATCACCCGGTATTGCACCTCGACGCTCTGCCCCTTGGGGGTGGCGACCGTCACCCGCTTACCCTCTGGTGACGGCAGCGGCTTGGCCTCATTGGCGGGCTTGTCGATGACAAATATCTTGGTGCGCACATCGGTTGGGTTGAGCGACGCCTTGAATGACCCCTCCGGCATCGCCTGCTCACTGCCACCCAGCCCGTCAAACCACTCACGGAAGGCTTTGTTCTTGTTGTTTTGGCGATCCCCGGCGGTGGCGGACACAATGGCCACCAATCGCCCGCCCGGCTTGAGGTGGTCATAAGCATGGCGCACATGGTCAACATCCATGTCATCAGAGAACGGCGGGTTCATCACCACGGCGTCATAAGACTGGGCCGGGGTGGTGGCCATAAAGTCGCTACCCACCAGACTAAACCCTTTCGCCTGCAATATCTCGCGCAGGTCGCCAGCCAGCTCCACCGCATCGACCTTGGCCCCGGCAGCGCGCGCCGCCTCGGCCAACATGCCATGTCCGGCGGACGGCTCCAGCACCGTCATGCCCGGCTCAATCCCGGCCAGCGCCACCAGATCGGCGGCGTGACTTTCAGGGGTCGGGAAGAAGTCGATAAAGGCATTACGGTTACCGACCAGCTTGCGCTTGAGCGCGACCATCTTCTCGGCCAAGGGGTCGCGCGGCACGGCCTGCTTTTTCAACCCGGCTTGCAGGCGGGCCAGCTCACGCAGGGCGGCGCGCAACTCGGTATGATTGGTAATGCCCATTCGCTCCAGGCGGCTGTAGCCGCCAATCTGCTCCTTGACCGCCTTGGCGTCGTAGTCGCTGACCCCGCTGGTGTAGGCTTTGAGTTTGGCGATAAGCTCAGGATCGGTAATGGAAACCGTCTTGCTGTCACGATTGATCGCAGCATTGACCAGCGCCATGATCTTGGCCCCGGCCTGCTTGAAGCCGCTTGCCCCTTGCATCTTGGTTGCCACATCTTTGAGGTTGCGGGCGAAGTAATCCATGCCGGGCATTTGCGCCCCTTCTGCCATCATCTCCGGGGTGGCCTTGGCAGACCAACGTTCCCGGCCATCCTCGGTGCGCTCAATCATCCCCTGACTGGTCAGCGCCTCGCGGCGAGCTGGCGGCAAATTCCACAAGCTGCGGCTTAGCGCGTGGTTTAGCTCGGTCAACTGGGTGCCGTTAGCCAGGTTGCGCAGGTAAGTCACCTCGCCAGACTCAATCCCATCGGCAATGGCATCGAGCAACCCGGCAAAGTGCAACTCACTTTCAGCATTGGCGCGGGCGTTGGCGGCCTCGGTCATGCGCTTGTTGGTGTTCTCCTTGCGCTCGGCATTGAGTGCGGCGGTGGCCTTGTCACGCAATGTCTTGGCACGGGTGCGCAGGGTCTCGACCTGCTTGCTCTTGCTGTTGTCTTGGTCGGGGTCGGTTACCTCGGTGGGGGCTGCCTCGGCAGACGGGGCTGCACTGGCAGCCCCCTGACCGGTCAACCAACCACGAAACTCGGTGGCCTTGGCCTCATCCTTGAACTGAAAGCCCGGCACGGCGCCACCGACCTTGTAAGAGGAATACCAGCCGCCCAGCTTTTTGGCGTGCGCGTTGATCTGGTTATAGGTGTCGCGGTCAACCCGGTCGCCCATTTGCACCACAAAGAGGTCTTCCCCGCTCTTGGTGTGCTTGGTTTTGATAATGTCGCCGCTGGCGGTCGGGGTCACGGCGGTGGCAGCCTTCACCTCGTTGGCCTGATCCCGCTTGTCCAGATTGCTGGCGGCGATCAAATCCTCATAGCGGGCGCGCTGCTCAGGGGTCAGCTTGTCCAGCGAGCGGTATTTCAGGAAGGTCTTGAACTGCTCAAGGGTCTGCGGGTCGCGCAGCGCCTCCTTGGTGGCGGCCAACTCGGCATCGCGCTTGGCCACGTCCGCCCGCTGCTTGTTGACGAACTGCTGATACCGCTCAGGGGTGAGGCCATCCAGCGCCTTGGCTACTCGCTCTTCGATACTCTGTCTGGCGCCGCCGATGGCATAGGTCTCGCTGATGGTATTGCCATCACCATTGGCAGCCCAGCGCAGATCACCGATCAGCTGGTTGTATGCGGCCTCGACCACGACGGCCTTTTTGTCATTTTTGTAGCGGGCAGCATTGAAGCGGCTCATCTGATCAAGCAAATCCTGCTTGGTTTTCTTTTCCAGCTCAGCCCGCAGGGAGGGGGCGTTATCCAGAGCGGAACGGCTCATCGCTTGAAATTCAGAAAACTCCATCTCGCCAGAGAACAGGCGACGCTTCGCGGCGTGGTAATCCGTTGCGCTCTTGGCGCCGCGCCAGTCGTTGGCTGGCTCGATCTGCTGCGACTTGGCTCCCGACCCCGCGGTATCGCGGTCGCGGCGCATCTTCATGTAAACGCCAAGGCGCAAGCGTTCCTCACCAACCTGGCGAGCACCTTCATTGGATACAGCAGCCCCAGTGCGGCGGCCGCCATTGCCGTTGAACTCGCCAGAGCCTGATTTTTGCAAATCGCCAACCTCGCCACCAAGTCGCTGGTACTCTGCTTCAAGCTCGGGAGTTGACATCTTTCCGTAGCGGCGATCCATTTCACTAAACAGCTCTGCGTCTGCCTGTGCGAACCGCTCATCCCTGGTGGGCACTGGCTCGCCTTTGGATACTGCCTTGCGGTATGCCTCCTCGGCGCGCTCAATGGCGGCCTCCTTGGTGTTGGCAGTAAACCAGCCTGCGCCTACTGCAGAACGATACTTCCAGTGCCCGCCATGCTCTTTTAGCAGGTCGCGATCTCGCAGCTCTTCCTCGCCAATACGGCCAGAAACAGCAGCCCCGGCATCTGTGGCCGGGGCTGTCAGTGTTGGGTCATTTTGCTGCTGTCCGTCAGGTACAGGTGCAGGCGCAGCGAGATCTGCCCGATCTCCGGATCCAGCTCGGTCGGTGAGTCCGGCAACGGCTGGTCCAGCGCCTGCTGCAGCCGGTTCGCCTGCGCCAGGCTGATCGCGTTGTCCTTCACTGCTGATTGCAGGTACTGGGGTAACTGGCTCATTGCTCACCTCTGTCTTTGGTTGCTTGACGGGGATCACCTCACGGTATCCGGTATCGATGGCTGGTGCTAGTTGGCTGGCCTCGCCCGCGGTGGCAGACGGCGCCGGAACTGTTTCAGCGCTTACGCTTGCAGCTGGCTGATCAGATGGTTGCCTTATGTCAGCGACATTCGTGTCGTTGACTTGGGACGGGGTTGCTTGCGCGCCGCGCGGGGCCATGCTTGCTACGGCGCTTTTGTCGATAACTACATGCTCTGTCTGGCCGCGCGGGTCGGTGCCGGTGACCACACCATATCCCTGACTCACCAACTCGTTGATGTAGCTTTCAGAAAGGCGGGTAATATCCCCCTGCTTGTGCAACACCTTGGTGCCAGGCTTAATCTTGACATCGTACAGGGTGGGCGTGCCGCCCATCATATCGGCGTAGGCTTGCGCTTGGTGCGCGTCCTGCTCGCTGGTGCCATAGAAGCCACCATAGACACGGCCCTTTTTGCCCTGCTTCTGACCACTTGCGCGGACAATCTGAATATCCTGCTCGCTCATGCCTGGATTGCCGGAACCATGAACGATCACCATGCCATTTTGCGCGATCTCAGTCTTTCCGTCTTGGCGATCCTGCTGGGCCGAATTGCTTGACGGTTGCTTGACTGCGCCCTGCTGCGCTTGGGCCTGTTGCACCTCACCGATAGCCGCTACCCCAAAGCCGCCACCATTGAGCGGCACCGGCATTTCCTGATCCTTGCGGCTGGCCATGGCCGCCTCTTTCTCGGTGGCAAAGGGCTTGCCCTTGCGGGTGATGCGCAACGACTTGAGCGGGCCAAATACCGAATCGGTGGCGCTGCCTGCCTGCTCGATGGACTGCGCGACCGGGCTGCGCGGATCCCGAATGGACTCCTCCCCCAGGGTGCTGTCAACCTGATCGCGGGACAGGCGCGGCGGGGTGTAAGCGCTGTTGCGCGGGTCAGCGCCCGGCGTGCCAGCGGCAAAGATGGTCTCTGACTGGCCGATCTGCGGTGGCTGGTTGTTCAGCTCGCGCTCACGACGGGCCAACTCGGCGGCCCGTTGCTGAATGTCGGCGGCGCGGCGCTGGACCGGGCGGCCATCCTCGCCGACGATGAAGTCGCGATAGGGCAGCTCTGTTCCCACCTCGCGGGACTCGCCATCGATCACGGCTCCCGGCAGCTCGCCGGCAGGGTGGGCGGTGGCAGCCTCAGGCGGGAGCAGATCCCCCTCCTGCCCGTTCTGCCAACGGGTGCGCTCACCACCTCGAAACTGCGGGCCAGGGCCTGCCTGTTGGTCATCATGATCCCCTGGGGCTGCCACAGCCTCCCCCACGGGTTTGGCATTCGCATCGCCGGCGAAGATCACATCCTTGAGCGGCAGGGCTAGGCGCTGGTTCTCCATGGCTACCTGCTGGGCGCTCTTGTTGCCTGCGAACGGGTCAAGCCCGAGCTCGCCAGCCTGAGCTCGCTCATAAAGGCTCTTGCCCTGATCGCCAGCCTGCATCTGGGAGGCAACCAGCTCCTGCACTGACTGGCCAAACTCACCAGCCAGGGCGCGCTGCACCTCGCTATCGGCAGCCATGCCCTTGAACCGCGCTGCGGTATCGTCGCGGCGCAGGTAGGCCGGCACATCACGCAGCTCGTCAAACTGGCTGGCGCTGGGGCCGAGCGGGTTCAGATCTCCCTCGGCCTGCGAGGCGGAGGGCGCCTGCTCGCCGTCTTCCAGTGGAACAGAAGCAAAGTTCGGATCCACTGCCGGACCAGCAGCGCCCTCCGTCACCGGCGCGGAAGGCTCTGCAACCGGATCGGTCCCAACGCCATCTTCCTGGCTGGCATGCTTACCGCCTCGCGCCCCACCGACAGCACCTACCGCACCACCTGTCCCCATCCCTATCAAGCCGCCCTCGATCGCGCTCGACATGACCCCCTTCATCGGGTCGATATCAGCGGCGGCCACCTCGTTGAGGGATTCGTTGACGGCGTATTGCTGCACCCCCTCCTCCAGGGTTTCGCTGATACCCTCACCTGCCGCCCCCTTGGCAGCACCTTTCAGCACTCCACCGGTGGCCGCCTTGCCAGCCAGCATCTTGAACAGCATGGCATCGCCCATCATGGAGCCCATGGCGGCAGCTCCCCACACCTTGGCGTCGCTCATGGTGGCTCGGCTGGCAACATTGGCAGTCTCCTCCCGGGCCAACGACAGCTTTTCCTCATCAGAGAGGTGTTGCGTCTGCTGATCCTGGTCGATGCGGGTGAATGCCTGGCGGAAGGTATCGCTGCGGGAAAGCTCATCAAAGCTCATGCCCAGCACTGACTCGCGGGTATTCACCCCCGCGCTACCCACCGATCCGGTCGCCCCGGTGGTCACAGCGGCGCCGGTGGCAATTTTGGACACGGCCTTGGCGGCAACCGCTTCGGCTACCTCCTGGGTCGCGCCACGCTTGACCATGGATGCCGTGACAGCGCGGCCGATAGAGGCTTTGGCGGCCACCCCAGTCACCCCGCCAGCGGCGAGTGTCGGTAGCAAAGAGCCAACGCCCTGCGCCATTTTCATCGCCCAGACATCGATATCCCCTGCGCCATCCCCCAGGGTCAACCGGCCTTCTGGCGTTTCATCGACCAGTCGGCGTCCCAGTGCCTCCTTGGCGTCAGCACTCATCCCATCATTCAGAGACTCTGCCCCAGATGCGGCCAGATCGCCTGCACCTGCGACCACATCCAGCAACGGGCTCAGCTTATTGGCCATATTGGCACGAGCCTGTTCCAGGTAGTCGCCCCCCTGCTTCCCGGCATTCTCTTTGCCGAAGTTGCTTGCCTGCCGTGCCAGCTCACCAATGCCGCCCACGAGATCCAGTGCGCCAGCGCCCACCCCACGGGCGACATCGCCCAGGCCGACATCAAGATCACGTTTGGCTACAGGCTCGGCTGGTTGGGGTGTTGCAGCCGCTGCGGCAGACAGGCTGCTATCGAGCGAGCTCCAGAAGGGGTCATTACGAGTGTCAGATTGTCGCGGTTGTGGCAGGGCGTCACGCAGTCCAGGTTTGTCCATGGTGTCCTCGGATTTCGAGCAAAAGAAAAGCCCCGAGCGGCGAACCGTTCGGGGCTTTTGAGATGGGGCGATCAGCATGCAGACTGATCGACGATGGAGAGATGCTAACGCTGGGGTGGGTGAAAGGCAACTAGCGGCGTGCCTGAGCCAGGCCCATCGCCTGATAGGCGTTGGCCTCGGTGTCTCGCAGTCGATTAGCTGTGACCACCGCCTGCTCAGCCTGCCTCTGCTTGGCTGCCTGCTGGCGCCAAAGCTCAAAGGCCGTATTCATCTTGGCCGGGGAATCCAGCAGACTGCTCAGTTTGCCATGTTGGTTGGCCTCCTTCACGAACTGCAGGCGCTCGGGATCGCCGCCAGTCCACTCTTTGATAGGGGTACCCGCCTCCTTATCCTCAGCTTTGGAAGTCATGCCGAAGGTGTCGGCCAACGCCGCCTTGCTCTGCTCCAGCTGGGCGTCCAGCGCATCCAGTTGTAAGTCTTTATCCTCTGCGTTGCTGGAAGAGATGCGCGCCCTGTTCTGGCCGTGCTGCTTCTCCAGCTCGGTGACCGCCTTCTTGTAACCCACCTGGTCAGGCCCAGCCGTCAGACCGAGAGAGGTGCGCAACTGATCTGCATTGCCAATCATGTGCTTGGCCAGTGCCGCCCGCTGGTAGGCAGGCTTCAAGAAGTCGTTGATGGGGATGACCTTGGGTTGATCGTCAGGTGCCGAGGTGCGGTTGTTGGTGACCGGACGCACGGCCTTGCTGCCGTCGTCATAGGTGACTTCCACTCCCAATACCACGCCACGCCCGTCCGGGGTGATCATGATGTTGTTCAACTGCTTGCCGGTGATGGTCTTGCCGCTTTCCGGATCGATGTCGCCCACGCCTTTGCTGACCTCATCCTGATAGAGGGTGCCGGCCGCCTTGATGAAGTCAGGGTTATTGACGGCAGCGTGCCCCTCGGGCGTAGTTGGATCCAGTTTTCCTTCCTGCGCCTGGCGCACCAGGTTGCCCGCATAGGTGACAAAAGTCTTGCCAGCCTCGGCGTAGTCCTGCTGCAGATAGCGCTCCGGATTGAATGAGCCTGCGCGCGGGTCGCGCACCACGCTCCAGAATTGCTGGCCCGGGTCTTTGCCTTCGGTCACAGCCTGCCAGCCAGACTGGATAATCGGCAGGTTCTCCTGCTGGAAAAGCTGCTTGTCCCGCAGTGTCTTTTGCCACTCATACTCCTGCTGCTGCCGAGCTTCCTGTGCCGCCGCTCGCCGTTCAGCAGCACCGGCTCGCGCCTCTGACGCCTTCATCTGCCGCTCGGTGAGGGCGAACTGCTTGTCATACTTGGCATCCGCCAGCTTATCGCGCCCCTCGCGGTACGCCAGCTCGCTCTGGTAGCGCTCATCTGCCACTTTCTGCCGCTCCTGCTCGTTCTGCCACATGGCATCTCGCAGGCCCATGGCCTTATCCATCCGCTCATCTTCTTTCTGGCCCCGCTGGTAGCGGTCCATGGTGTTGAAGCCAGCCAGAAAACCTTCCGCCAATCCCGATACGCTCATCATGCCCCCTTAAAACAAGCTGTCTGCCAGAAACCCAACCCCAGCACCTGCCAGTGCGCCCAGAGGGCCACCGAGTGAACCCGCCATGCCCAACATGGCGCCCATCGATGCGCCAGTGCCGATGGTGCTCAGGGTTTGCCCCTTGCGAGCGGTCTTGAGACTCTTGTTGGCAGCCTCCATCTCCGACTCTCTGTTGGCCGCATCACGCAACCCTGCCATACCCTGCTGGCGCGTCTGGGCGCCAATATCAAGCAGTCCGTACCCCATCACATACCTCCACCAGTTTTGATTGCCTCACGCAGGCCGGCATCGGCGCCGGTCAAGATCCCCATCTGGCGTGCCTGCTCCTGCTCGCGCAGGCCGTTTTCAGTGCCCGCCGTCATCAGGGCAGCCCGCAAACCCTGGCTGTTGTCGTTGGTGTTGCTGCTCACCCCCATGCGGGCATTGCGGTTTGCCGTAGCCTGCTGGGCAGAACGCAGGGCGTTGGCGTTGTTCTCATCCACCCGGCCGAGCTGCTCCTGCAGCAACTTGCCGTTGGTGGCCAGCTCCATAAGCTCCTTCTGCTTCGGGTAGAAGCGGTCTTTCCAGTCCTGGTAGCTCTCGCGAGTGATCTGTGCAAATGTATCTGCGGCGTATCCCATCGTTTACCCCTTAATAGCCCTTGCCTTGCAGCACGCTGGCTGTCGGGCTGATCTTCTTGCTCACGGTTGCGGTTGTTGCAGGCGCCTTCAGCTCCTTGAGCCCATACGCCGTGCCAGCTCCAGCCAACGTACCAACCAGACCAGCTGTCGCCTGCTGGCTCTGGAATGAGCTCTGGGCGTCACTGGTGGCCTTGCGCAGGCTGGTTGTGGCCACATCCCCCATACCAGCCATAGATTCAGCCTTCTGCCCCGCGCCAATACTCACCACGTCCTTGAGCCCAGCAACATACTTATCTTGCTGGCTGGACTGGGCGCGATTGGTGGTGTCGGTCTGGCTCAGCGCCTGATCCGTCTCCAGATTGGACATGGCAGCCTGGTACTTGCCGCTGGTCGGATCCACGCCGCCTGCCGCCATAGAGTCGGCCAGCCCGGCGCGTGCCTCGCCAAAGGATTGAGCGGTACCCAGCGCGGCCGTGCCAGCCAGCTTGTCGTACTCGCTCTCGTTGTTGAGGTCATCCACCTTGTCCATGAAGATGTCCTCATACTGCTGCAGGTCGTTTTTATAGAGCTGCCACTGCTCCATGGCCACGTCAGCCGCAGCTTTCTGGGCTTCCGTCTCCTGAATTTCGTTAGAGCCACCCTTGCCCATCGCTCACCTCACAAGTTGATCTGAAACACAAAGAGCCCGTCAGCATCATCTGGCTGACGCACCCACCCCATTCTTGGCGCTACCCTGAGCCACCCCTTGCGCGCAGAGTGAAAGCGCAACCAGCGGGCACCTATCATGCGGGCCAGTCGCTTCACCTCCGGCAGGTGGCGCTCAGGTGCCCCACCATCCCCCCACCCCACCCAGACCAGGACACCGATCACGCCATCTTCTGCCTGTGGCTTGAGCACAAACCCATCATCACCACGCAAGAACAAAAACGCCTGCTTTTGACGGCAGGCGCTGGCGATGTTGCTTGGTAGGCTGGGCTCTCCTACCGATTTTCCTATCCGGCCCAGAGCGGCTTTCATCAATTAAACTGGCTCCCTGAGGGTAGCAAGCAGAATGCAATGCTTTGAGCGGGGACCCTAACACCTGCACTACCGCCGTATGACGCAGACTGAGAATCTATGATGACCGCGCAGGATATGGAGGCCGCGCCAGTACCAGCGTCAAACCCACCCTGGATTGTTATCGATTGGCTGGCTTCGGCAATTGAAATGCTGCTTCCTGATCTCACCTTGAATGGGGCTGTCGCGATGATGCCCCCGGCTGAATTTGTCAGAACGAGGCGGCCCGATATGGTCGCCGGCACATCCTGATCGTTACCACCTGGCCGATATCCACCCGACGCATACACCTCAACTGTTACCCCAAGGCAATACAAGTTTGCGGCATGAGTCCTCGAACCTTTTACGGACGCCGATGCCACTACATGACCACTCCCTGCGCTGCCTGTTGAGTTCGCACTGACAACCTTAGCACTCAGCACATCCCCAACAATCTTGTTGGCATAGACAGTGCCTTTCACATTGCAGGTTTCCTCGATGGTGACATTCTGGAATGTGCCTGCATTGGCGTTGACTGTACCTGTAAATGATCCGTTCGAGGCGAATAAACGGTCAGTGTAGAGCGAGCCATCGGCATAGATGATCGTATGCCACGTCCATGACCAACCACCATATGGCCCGCCTTTACCGAACCCTGCTGCCCCGCCAGACAGGAAGGCATTGCCCATATCGATGGAACCGCCCGAGATCGCAGGCGCCGACATGCTGACACCAGCCTTCACATAATCGGCGGTGATCTTCTCTGACTGGATGATCTGGATGGTGGCCTTTCGGATGATGGCTTCGGCGATCACCGTCTGGCCATTGTCGATGGCAAACAGAGGGGCGGTGGCGTTTGGGCTGTTTGGGTTGAACACAAAGAACTGGCTGGCAGACACCATCACCTGGCTGGTGCCATCACTCTTGGCTACCAAGCCGATCCCGGCCTTGATATCGCCAGCCTGAGCCTTGACTGACCACATGGCTTGCGCACCATTCTCCAGGTCAGCGATGGCCTGGCTTTGAGTCTGCACTGCCGACTCCAACTCTCCTGCCTGAGCAGCAACCGTATCAATGCGCTTACCAAGCGCCCCGTCAGCCGTCGCTCTCGCCTCTGATTCAGTGGTGATCTGCCCGGATAGAGAGTCATCACCCTTTTGAAAGTCAGCCGTAACCTGCTGGATCTGGCTGGCCAGCGACTCCACGGCATCAGCCCGGGTGGTTGCCTCTTCATTGATGCGACTAGAAAGCTCAGCATCCGCCGTTTGCATTGTGGACTGTTGCTGATTCAGCTTCTCGGTCATGACGGCATCAGCATCAGCGCTGACCCTGGCCACCTCGGCAATACTGGCTGAGAGGGACTGATCCACCCCCTCGATTTGCGCTTCAAGCACAGATGTCTTCTGTGCCAGGGCTTCATCTGCCGTTGATCTAACCAACTGCTCATTGGTGATCTGCGCCCTGATCTCCGCATTCTCAGCATCAAACTCAGCGGTCAGTTGCTCAACAGTCCTGGCTTGCGCCTCCTGTTGATTCGCCAGCGTGCTCTGCTGCTGGAGAATGACGCCGCGAGCTTTCCGGTTCTCCCGGTCACGTTCATCCCCGGCCAAGGCACCTTCAACCTGGCTGACGGCACCGACAACGATCTCCGACTCCATCTTGTCCTGGCGTTGGCTGAGCGACGCCTCATTGCTCACCACGGCCTGCTGGAGTTCTGTGATGCTGGCCGAGTTCTCTCCGACCGTCACATCGATGGTACTGATCCGCTCACCAAGCGCTCGGTCGGAATCTGCCAGGGCCTTGCTCGACTCGGAGAGGGAGGCAGACAGCGCCGTATCGGCGGCCTTGAACGCCGCATCGACAGTGCTGATCTGCTGGGCAAGCGCCTCGTCTTTTGTTGCCCGAGCCAGCTCCTCGGCCGCAACCCTCGCTTTCGCATCCTCGAGGTCGCTGCCGAACTGCGCCTCGACCTCAGACACCCGCCTCGAGATAGCCTCATCAGCGGTGACCCGGGCCGACTCCTCGCTGGTGATGTTTGCAGCAAGCTCTGCCGTCGTGCTCGAGAACGTCGCAGCCAACTGGTCCTGGCGCAAGGACAGGACCTCGTCCGCGGTGGCACTCGACTGTGCCAGCGACCTGATATCGGCATTGGCCTGAGCATCAGCCGCCTTGAACTCCGTTGTGACGTTATCAATGCGCTGTGCCAGTGCCGAATCTGCATCAGAGGTCACCTTCTCAACCGACGAGATCCTGGCCTGGGTTGCGGCATCCTTCGCCTCAAACTTCACTTCCATGTCTGTTGTGCGCTGAGCCTGGGCCTGCTGCTCCGTCAGGATTACCCTCTGCTCTGTACGGATGGCACCGAATGCCTTCCTGGTCTCCCGGTCGCGCTCATCCACGGCTAGGGCACCATCGATCGCAGCAGATGCGTTGTCATCGTCTTGCCCACGCTGCAGCTCAAGCTCCGCAGTGATGACGTCGAGGCGGCCAGCAGTGATACCACCGTCATCTTCGATGATTTCCTCGAGCGCCTGGATCTTGGCTTCGGAAGTCCCTGCCCTCACTTCGAGCCCGCTGACCCGCTGCGCTGTCACCTGATCGCTTTCCGCCGAGACCCGTGCCAGCTCAGTGATGCTGGCCTGAAGAGTCTCGTCGCCCTGGGTGACTTGTGCCGACAGCCCATCAAGGCGCTGTGCCTGTGAACTCAGCTCATCGGTGTGCACCGTGAGCTTGCTTTCTGCGTTGGCAAGTCGCACACCCTGGGCATCCACCTCCTGCTTGGTCGCTTTCTGAGTCAGCTCCCCTTTTGTAGCATCAAGCTCTTGCCCGATCTGGGTGACCCGCTGCTGTTCGCCTGTGAACTCCCCCCGGGTGACGGTTTGGCTCAGGCTGGCATCAAGGCCATTGATGCGCTGCTCTGCCTCAGTGATGCGCTTGCCCTGGCCATCCACGGTGACATTGTCAGCCTTGCTGGTTATCTGGCCGGCTACGGCATCCAGATCTTGATGCACTTCGGTGATGGAGGTGTGCAGCTCATCTCGCACCGCATTGACCGCATCCATCGTGATGCTGCCGCTTTCTGGATCCACGACAAACACCGCATCGCGGAACGAGTCGAAATCACCCTTGTACTTATCGAGCTTCGCATTCAAGCGATCCTGCACTAGGCCGATCTCAATGCTCGACATCCCAAGCTGCTGCTGGGCATCATCCAGCAGCTCTTGAGCTACCTTCTGGCGCTCATCCAGCCCGGCCAACTCCTGCTCAATACTGGGGATCTTGACCTCGATGGCAGCGACCTTGGGACGGATAACCTCGATTTCATCGACCTTTGGCTTTAGGATCGCAATGTCGAGCTGGAGTTGGGGAACTTGCTCTATTGGCCGCAGCAGCGCCTGGGCCAGGTGGCTCTCCTCTATCTTCCCCTGCAGTTCGTCGAGAATGTCCTGCACATCCCGGCTGGTTTCAGCCTTAACGCCCTGCATACCCTGGAAGGGACCCTTGTCATCCTTGCCGTTGACGAAGCGCACCCAGTAGTAAAACGTGGCACCCTTGCCAATGGCGTCAGAGAAGAGATTGGCCGAAGAGGTCCCCACCAGGGTGGCCTCGGCTTGGTTGTCACTCTCAGCTCGCCATATCTCGGCGTGAGCATGCCCCCGGTACTGCGGCGGATCCCACTCAACAAGGACCGTGTGAAATGCGCCATTGGCGATCACATTGACCGGAGCGTGGGGAAACTCCATCTGGCCCGGCGGGAAAAGGTCTGGGTTCTTGCCGGGGACATAAACGCCGCCAGCACCAGGGCGCAGCGTAGACAACCCCAATGCCGCCAGCTCCCGGAAAGTGACTGCCTTATCAAGGCGATCGCCACGCTGCCCGGTGAGCAGCTCCACGTTCTCGGCTGTTGCGGCCTGGTCACGGCCGGCGCGATAAGCGGGTTTCTTGGCCATCAGTTCACCATCTCCGCCATGCTGCTCGCGAGGGTGATGCGGCTCACCACCGAGGTGCCAAAGACCTCTATCTGCCAGAACCGGCCCCGCACTGGCGGCAACCTGAACGCCCCGGGCACCAGGTTGCCAGGGGACAGCTCCATCACCTGCTCCCCGTCAACGAACAACTTGATCCCGACCAGGCCAACATCCTGAGCCAACACCCGGCAGCAGCTGAAAGACGAACCCTCTGGCTCCATAAATGGCTTGGACCGCCAGACGAACTGACCATTGCTGGAGCTCCCGCCGCGCCAAATCTGCAAGCTGCGCCCCTTGGCAATGTAGAGTGAATCGCTCTCCATATCGGATACAGCCGCCTCCCACCGGTTCGTCAGCTCACGCAAGTCGCCACTTTTCGGGTCAAAGATGAATGCGTGGGTGTCGGTCATGGCCACATATTTTCCCTCGTGGTGCCATGCCCGCATGGTCTCGGGCTTCATGGCGCGCCACTGCTTTCTGGTGATGACCTGCTCGGTGACCACCTGCCCACCGTTGGCGCCGATACCGACCAGCCCGTCCGGGGAGGCATAGAGCACCACCCCATCCATGGCAACCATAGAGCGACCACTGACACAGGACTGCGGCAGTTGGCTGAGCTTCTGGGTGGTCACCGATGCCGGGCTCACACCCTGGGCAAGATAGGGGTACCCCTTGGTCCCAATCACCAAGGTGGTGTCGATGGCAGCGATCGCCACAATGTCGTGCTCAGTGGTCAGCCTGTACTTCTCCGGCCAGGCGTAGGGAAGGTAAGGCTCGCACAGGTAGAGGGAGTTGCCAGCAAACCCCGCACACATGCCATTCGCCATTTGACACAAGCCACGCATGCCATCCGGCGGCATGGTGTAGTCGTAGGTCTCCAGCACAGCGCCCAGCTCCCCATCCTCCCGGATATCGACAAACGATGCTTGGGCAATGGGCAGCTCGGCGACCAGCAGGTAATCAGCCAAGCCGCCACCGGACACCGACCGATATATCCGGCGCTTGGTGATGTTACTGTTCTGGGTTGTCGGTTGGCTCAGCATCAAGGTGACGGATGACCCTGGGATCCCGATATTCACCTTTCCGCTGACAGGGCCCGGAGGCCCCTCCTCACCCATCGCAGTAACGAAGGTATCCACATAGAAGCGGGTTTCGTCATCTGTCAGGTCATCATCCACACCACCAACAGGTGGGGTGATGGTGCCAACCCCGACCGGAACACCTGGGGCTGGAATGCCTAGCCGATACCATGCCGTCGGCTTGTTGCTGCCGCCTGTGGCGATCTGGGCATGAGTCACCTTGGGGTATTCACCGTCCGTGTAGTAAACCCGGCCGTATGGATCCTGGGCAATTGGCGAGCGCATGACCTCCACCACTTTGTTCCAGGCGAACCAGTGCTGACCGTAGTGAAAGAGCGTGGTGGGCACGATAGGCAACTCCACGCCTGCGCTGGCGTCATCCTCCAGCGGGGAGATAACGCCATGGTCAAAATGGCAGTCACAGGCAATCACCGCGACTTCATCAGACAAAAGGTGTGGCTCCACGCGCGGCATAGCCCCTCGCATGGTGACGATATCGAGTACGGGCATGGGGATCTCGGAGAAGCAGAAACGAAAAAGCCCCACTCGGGAGAGCAGGGCCATGATGGGTAAATCCTAACGCCAGGCGCGTCAGGAGGCAAGCACTGAGGCTTACTGGGTTATCGGATACCGCCCCTTGATCTCGGCCACTTTATTGAGCCATGCCGTCTCGGCCAACGGCGTTCTGTCATACTGCCACTCCAAAAACAGCGGGTCAGACTCTCGCTCATAGGCCCGCTGGCGCATGGCGAGCAGCCCCGCCCCTTGCTCATATTCGCGCTGCGCAATAACAGACGCAATGGTATCGTCGCTCATGCCCAGCTCTGACAAGAAACTGGGGCTGTAGTTGTCATGCAGTACGCCATTAAATAGGTAACTCATACTGACCTCACGCAAAACATGGCCTGAACCCGACACCTGTCCACCCGGCATCCCGATGGTCATTGAGATTGATGGCCGCCAGCCCGGAGCCCGCTGTCTGCTGCCACGTCCCACCACGCTGAAGGGCGCGCTGACCAGACAATACAACGTCAACATTTCCTGGTAGCTGGGTCTTTTGTGTTGGCTCGATAAGGAGGCGTTTCAGATCGTTCCTACTGGCATATGAGCCATCCTGCCCCATCTGCGCCCAAACTGTGCTTCGCGGACTACCAGACACCTCTCCAGCAGATGCAGAAAGAACCAGGCTCCCGCCTTTAAAGGCTATATAAGCATCTGTCCACACCATGTCATCTTCTGAAAACGTGTTGGCAGGTGAGACTTTAATCCTGCCGTCATCGATCAAGATCCCGTGTTGCCACTCAGATAGATTGCCAACCAGATCGAAAACACCAGAGTCAGATCTGTCATGGGATGACCGGGCGCCAAGCGATCCAGTCAAGGTTGCGCCATTGCCAGACGCTTCGGCGGGAGGGGCTTTATCGACGCGAGCGCCAAAGATGTGAGACAGGGAGTGGCTTCGCCCCCAGTATGTATTCCCGAGAATCTCCCCACCATTGGCCGCACACCACAGAGATATCGCTGCCCACTCATGAGCGGTCATCATGTGCCAGCCAGCCCCCATATCAGCACACACAGCTTTAGCTGATGTGTGGCTCAAGCCAGCCAGCGGAACAGCTCTGGGGGCACTAATACCGCCATCTGATGCCAGATATGCGCCTATGAAGATCTCGCTTTTAATGCCTCCAGCCCCCAGGTCGAACGCAGTGACATTACCGGCCCCCATGACATCAGACATCCCGACATCTTCATATCGGAATCGCGGCAGGACGAACATCGCATTCGCATTGCCGGCGGCATCGTAGATGATGGTTTGCTTGCCACCCGTCGCACGCTCAAGCGAATAGCGCTCGGAATCAAGGATGGCGGGGCCGCCAACGCGCATTAGTTTGCCGGTGCCCGCCTCGGCGTTGATGCGGTCCGCCTCCGCCTTGGCGCGATCTGCCTCGACCTTGGCACGAGCCGCCTGGCCTTCACCCTCACTGGTAACTCGCTTCCACGGGATCATGGTGTGCTTTGTACCATCCGGCGCGGTTACCTCGATAGTTGCCGCATCACTGGTCAGCAGCGCCTGGAAAGCATCACCCTGCTGCTGATATGCCCCCAGGGTGGCGTTCAGTCGGCGGGCAAACTCCGGGATGGAGTCTGTCCGAGATGTGTCGATGGCATAGGCCTTACCAGTGCCGGTATCTCCACGGTAAGCCTCTACTAGGTAAAACACCGAGTTCGACTCCGAGTAGTCAACCTCATACAGATCAACAGCAGTGCCGGTCACCATCACCAAGAGGTGCCCTTTTGCTGCGGCATTCTTCGGATCGGCAAAGGTGGTGCCAGTGCCCACCACCTTCTTGCTCCCTTTGGTTACGGCAATGGTACCGTCACGCTTCCACACTCCAGCCATGCTGCCCCCTTATTGCCCGGTCACGCGGGAGAATCCTTCGGTCTTGCGCTGCTCCAGGTTGGCATCAACCTGGGTCTTTTCACCCAACTGCTGCAGGTAGGCGTTGTAGTGGCCGACAGCCCGATTGGAGTTGGCGCTGTATTCGGAGTCCTTCGAGAAGGCCCGGTACATGATGAAGTCGATAAGCGGGTTGATGTAGATGTCATCCAGATCGGCCAGCGCCGGCGTGCCCACGTTTTCCACGTCCGCCAGCACCTTAGATTGCGGCGCCACGGAGTAGATCACATCCACCTTCACTGCGGCGGCGGGGCCCGGGTAGAGATAGAAGTTCTTGGGGTCCCGATCGTCATAGGTGTAGGCGGCCACGCTGGTGCCATCCTTGCCAGCATGCCAGTCCGGGTAACTGTCATCGAGGGCGCGCCGCGGCACGAAGCGGATCACTTTGCCGTCGGCATTGCGCAGCACCTCGATCAGCCGCAGGGCATCTGCAGGCAGGCTCTGCTTGGTGCCGGCTGCGCAGTTGAACTGCACGTTCTTGGTGTGGGCGTCAGGACGCATCAACACGATCGCTTTGGCAGCATCGTTGTAGTAGTCCAGCAGCTCCTGCTTGGGCCAGCGAACCCAGGTGCGATCGTTGAGCAGGGTATTTACCCGCTTCAAGATCGAGTCAACGGTAACTGTTGCCATGTGTGGAGTCCTTTAGAAAAAAGAGTGTTTGCGGGGCGGGTTGTGGAATTCAACTTGGGTCGGGGCGCTGTGCTCTTTGCGGAACCGGCCGGCGCGGCGCCATCCCTCGACAAACTCAGCCCGGTGGTATCCTGCTCGCTTAGGGTCAGACCAAGGGCGGTCTGGCTGGGCATAGAGCAAGGCTGCGACGCCATGGGCAATGGCATCGGCGTGATCGTTGTAGAGCTGGGCTGGGAGGTCGGCCGTGCCTTTAACCGGGGCAGCCACATACCAGATCCGCGCATCGCTGAGATCAGTCAGGATGCTCAACTCATTGGCCGACATGGCGAAGTAGTCACGCCCACTGACAAATGGCGCGCCCCCTTCACCGGTCAGGTGCAGCACATTGCACGATGTCATCCCGCTGATGTTGCAGACCTCCACCAGGCTGCCGGCTGACGCGCTGGGCAGTAGTCGGTCAAGGGTCAGCAAGGCCGACTCCCGGCAGAACGTGATGGCCGCCTCTGTGACGGCCTCACCCAGCATGACTTCGAGCGGGCCGGTGATGTGCAGCCTGACGGTGGGCAGGAACTGCTCACGCGACACCATCTGCATGTTATTCCCCCTGCTCTGCCAGCTTGGCCTTCAGGGCATCACGCACGCGCACCCGGTATTCGGGCACCTTCTCTTGCGGGCCCTGCGGCTCGATATCCAGATCTTCCCCTTCCACCAGGGTGGCCAGTTGGGCAGAGGTCATCTTGGCCAGATCGCGCTCACCGACCACCATGCTCTGCTCTTCGGCCAGGCGGGCAGCTTCGGCAGCAAGGCGCCCCTGCTCTTCGGCCTCCATCTTGGCGATGGTCTCCTGTCGCTCCAGCGTGCCGGCCAGCGCTTCTTTGCTGACCCAGACGGTGGGGAACTCCAGCAGCTGCATGGCGATGTGGCTCTCCACGTCAACGGGCGTATGGCGCGGGAACACCAGGCGGGATCCGGTCACGGTGTCTTTCTTGCTCGGCTTGTCGCCGATGTAAACCACGGCAATCTTGTCGCTCATGGCGATGACTCCTATTCAGAAACGAAAAAGCCCGGCACAGGGCCGGGCGGACAGTGATCGGCAGCCTTACAGGTTGCCGACTACCTCGTAATGCAGCTTGAGCTTGACGGTGCCCGTCGCAGCGCCGCCGCCGACGGTGAGGGTGATCTCCTGGTCGGGCAGCGTTTTCAGATCGTCCACCGGGAAATACTTGGATACCGCCGTTGCCGTGCCTTCGGCGTTGATGATGGTGGTGTCGCCAATTTTGACGGTCAGCGTGGTGCTGGCACCCAGCGCGCCGCTGATGAGGGTGGCGCCAACCACTTTCAGGTTGGGCTCCACCTTGTCACCAAACGCGATGACGTCGCCTGACGGCACAGCCGCCAGCTTGGCCACCAGGGTCGGGGAGATAGAGAGGTTGCCGAATGCGCCGACAAACCAGCGGTACGCTCGGGCGATCAGGGTAGTCTTGGCCATGATATGGCTCCTTATCTGGTCAGATAGTGATGTGATGGGGCTGTGAAGCCCCATGGGTCAGCGGCTTAGCGGGCGATGGCGCTCACCGCGGTATCCAGCACCATGCAGCCATGGTCCTGGATGTTGCCGTTGCGCTGCTTGAAGCGGATCTTTTGCAGGCCGGAGATCCAGTTGATGGAGATCTCGGTGCTGTTGTCGTGATCTTCCTTCTTTTCATGCATGCCGAAGGATCCGCCCTGCTCACCAGAGCCAAAGGCATTGGCAAGAGCCTGGCCACCCAGCAGCACGGCACGGTCGATCAGGGTGCCCGCAACCTTTTCCACTTCTGCACCGGTCGTGGAGTTGGCCGCACACACCTTGACGATGCTGCCCTGGTTGAAGCGGATCGGCATGCCCTTGTAGGGCTTGACCAGAATGCCGCGCCACATCGCCCCTTCCCCCCGGAAGATGGGGTGGTTCCAGCCCTTGCTGCGTTCCATGGCGGCAGCCAACATCGCCTGCCAATCCTTGCCGGAGCTGGAGGTGTAGAAGTCGTGCCACTGGCGCGGGGTGACGTAGAGCACATAGAGCGGCTCGCCGCCCGACGGGTCCGCCACCATGCGGATCGGCTGGATAGGGTTGGCCATCTCTGCCAGGAACAACGACATGTTGTCCACGCAGCCGAGGTTGAAGCGATCAGCCGCGTCAATGGCTTCGAAGGAGGTCGCATCCCCGCCGAAGAAGTGGCGTTCGTAGGTCGGTGCAGTCAATGAGTTGATCATGATGTCGGCAAACTCGGGGTCATCCGCCAGCGGCAGGATGATATCGGTGGCCGAGTAATCGCCGCGAGCCCCGGCCAGCTGAGCAAAGCCACGCTGGTCAGTCAGGCGTCCGTAGTAGCCATCGCCCAGCAGCACGCGCGCGGTCTTGATCAGGTCGTGCTTGGTACGCTTCTGGCTCATCTTGCCGCCAGCATCCACACCGTGGCGGGTCTGGTTGATCTTCAGCGAGAAGTCCGCGAAGGACATGCTTTCGAGGCGCCCAGCCAGTTTCTGGTCACCCATGGTCGGGCGGCCAGACAGTTGGTGGAACAGCTGCATGTCAACTTCATCCCCGGCGCCTTTACCGAGGTCGGTGATGCGCACCACGGGGGCGCCGGCGCTGGTCTGTTTGCCGCCGTTGACCTTGGCACCCTTGGGGGCCTCTTCGGTCAGCATGTTCACCAGCGAGTGAGAACGGTTGGCCGCCGTAAACAGTGCGGCCTGCAAAATCTTGTTGGCTTGCGCCGAGGTGACTTGGGTCATGGTCCTCTCCTACATGAAAACAAAAACCCCGACACAGTGGTCGGGGTTGGCTTATTGAAATGGGTGGTGGGTTAGTACCCGGCCTGCTCCAGCAGCGCCTCCATTTGGGCGTCCGTCATGGCGCCCATCTCGCCGATAAGCTCGGTCTGAGACATGGCGCCAAAGCGCTCCACTCCAGTGGGGGCGGCATGATGGGTCTGGCCGAGTGCCGAAGGGCTGGACGGGATGAAATCGGCAGGCTTATCCGCCTCCTTGCCGGGTGCCTTGGTGGGAGGGGCAACCTCATCACCAAAGGCCAGCTTGGTGCGGCGCGCCGCCTCTGCGAATCGCTCATCCAGCGACTTGCCTTGCCACGCGGGATCAGCCTGGAGCTTCTCATCGACGATGATGGCGAAGTCGAAACGGTCCTGGTCCTTTTCCCGCCAGCTCACCAGATCAGGTACCGCCTGCAGTGCGGCCTGTACCGGGTTGAGGGTGGGTTGAACCTGCTGCGGGGCGACCTGGGGCTCCAGCTTTTGGAGCTTGCGGGCAATGGCGGCGATGGACTTACCGAGATCCGGGTAGTCCTGCGCCAACTGCTCAAGCTCCTCATGGCTGATGTCGTCGGGGTCCACGTCGGGGTTGATCCCGTGCTTCTCCATCAGCGCCTGCAGCTTGTCCCGCTCGGCTTGGGCCTGCTGCGACTGAGCCAGCTGCTCACGCAGTTGCTTGGCTTCATTGCGCGCCTGCTCCAGCACTTCATACGGGATGGTGTGTTGACCGCTCTTGGCCAGGATCACCTTCTCAGGCTCCGCGACCCCTTCACCGCCCTGCTCGGTGCTGCCCTGTTCGTTACCGGCTGCCACCTCGCCCGCCGACGGCGCGGGTTGTACGTCCGTTTGCTCGGTAGCAGTGCCATCATCCAGCTCGCTATCGGGCTCACGCTCGATCGCTTCCAGCATGGCTTCCAGTTCGTCCAGGCTCTCAGTGCCGTTCAGGTTGTCGATGTTCTTATCCATGGTTGTCCTCGTGGGTTTTCAGTGGGTGGTATCGCTACCCAAGCGGGGGAAGGCTCTCGGTAAAAGCGCTCCCCGGCTGGGGCTGGGCACAAAAAAGCCCGCACAAGGCGGGCAAGGGCTGCTGCTGTCGTCTATCGCTAGGGATTCGTTGCTGCCACAATCCGTTCAGTCAGTGCGGCCAGATACTCACGCATGGCGACCAGTTGGCGCTTCATCCGGTTCTGCTCATCTGCGCTCAGGGCGCAAAAGTTGACTGTCCCAGTGAAAGCCTCCAGCTTGCTGGTTCGCTCAGCCAGTTGATCATGTTCTTGGTGCATGCGCTCAATGTGGCTTGATTTGGGGCTTCCGCCATCAACCACGCGCACCTTGTCCGCGTTAATGACTCCTGATATCTGGCTGTAGCCGCTCACCAACAGCACAGGTTTCTCAAGGCGACACTTGAGCCGCCACCCTTCCAGCTTCCACAGCTCTTGGCGGGCCTTGGCTTCGGCATCCTTGATGGCGTACTTGGCGCCAAGATCTGCATTGAAGTTGGCAGGGTCGGCGCAGGCGGTCATGCCGATGGCAAGGGTGAAGTCGTTGGCAGCAATGGCGGTGGCCAGAGTTGTGGTGGTGCCAGGCACAACCTGCACCTCATAGCGAACGCCACGCATCAGAGCATCGATCTGGTCCGGAGTAACACGCGGCGCTGTCAGCCCGAGAGTCTGGATCTCGCGTTCCATTTCGGCATCTTCTTCACTGGCGCACACGGATGGCCATTCGATCATGAGGTATCCACCCTCAAACACATCTTTCGGGCTGAATGACACATAGTTGTTCTCATACAGCACGATGTAGTCACCAACGCCAGGGGTGAAGCGGGCAACCATGTCATGGGTGACCATGTAAGGGATGGTGATGCCGTCATAGAGCGGGTTGGTGATGTCGATCATGAAGTTGCCATGCTCGTCGCAGGGGTGAACTTCTGAGATTACAGCCGCATGAACCTTCTTGTGCGACTGGTACTCGGCCATCGCGTTACGGATGAGGATAATGCCGCCATCTTCGCTGAGGGCTGCTTCAAGTACACCTTTCAACTCAACACTGTCGGTCATGGCCCACTCCAAATAAAAAACCCGGCACAATGGCCGGGTCTGGAAATGAAAAAGGCCCAATCTCGAGAGACTGGGCCATGTTGGAGAAATCGTAACGCTGGCAGGTCAGGAAAGCAACTATCAGAGCGCGATGGCGTCGATCTGCTGTTGGATGCTGTCCAGCAGCTGCGCCTGCAGGGCTGCCTGCTCTGTCTGCATCGCCTGCTGCTGGGCTGCCAACTGCTCCATCTCCTGCAGCGTCTTACCGGTCTGGGCCTGCTTGAGGGCATCCTCGAACCGGATAGAGTCGGTCAACTTGGCGATGCGCTGAGCCTCTGCCTGCCACTTGGCAGCCTTGCCTTCCAACTCTGCCAGCTTGGCCTGCATCTCGCGCATGGCCAGCTCCTGCTGCATCTGGGCCTGCTGGGCTTGCTGCTCGGCGGCTGCGCGTTCCTCGTCGCTCATCTCGTCCGGGTCTTTCGGGATGTTCAGGGCATTGCGGATCCGCTCCACAAACTCGGCCTTGCGCGGTACATCCATCAGCTCGACCAGCAGGTCAAAGCAAGCGCCGGCAGCCTCGGGCGGGAGTTGTGACATGGCCTGGGTCATCCGCTCAGCCAACTGCTGCTTATAGGCGGCGGTTTGCTGGATCGGCGCCAGTGCGATATGGGCCCGCAGCCGGGTCACATCATTGGTGAGCTTGCCATCCTCCTGCTCCACATTGACCACCACGGCCTTGCGGCGGCGGGGGTCATCCCGATTCACTGTCACCTTGTAGTTGCGCTTGCTGGCCATGTCTTCCAGCAGGTATGCCAGTGCCAACTGCCCCACTTGCTGGCAGCCCATCCGGTAGTTGTCGTTGATCTCGGAAAGCGTGGTTGCCCCCTGCTCCACCAGGTTGCTGATGGCCACACCAGATTGTCCGGTGGAGCCCTGGCCCAGGAAGGCGGCATAAACCCCCATGGTGTCCTGGATCAGCTTCACCGAGTCCTGCATCACCTGAAACTGCTGGGCCGCCACGTTGAAGTCCTGCTCCACCTTGAAGGCATCGCTCACGCTGGTCTTGTTGGCGCGGTCCGGGTTGAGCTCGATGTAGCCATCAGGGCGCTCGACCTGCTCCAGCACCTGACTCTGGCTCATGTTGGTGGCGTCCTTGTCCGTGATGACCCGCTTGGCCTGCAGCAGGAACGTCAGCTTGATGCGCCGCAGGTTCACCTCGTCCTGTGCCGGCATGGCTCGAACAATCAACCCATAGGGCTCACCGGTGCGGTCTTTGCGGTAACCCCAGAACGGCACCAGCGGATACATGTTGTGGGGCGCAGAGCAGGGTCGATCAACCAGGTGATGGGGGCCGACGAACCAGGATTCCCGGATCACGGCCACCGGGCAGCGCTCCAGCTTGGCGCGCCCCATGGCCACAGCAGCGAGATGCAGTTGATTGGTCTTGTCGTACTCCAGTGCCCGACCGGAGTCCAGCATCAGCACCTGACGCATGGTGTAGGTGCGGTAGTAGACCACCTGCAGAAGCACCCGATCCCGCTCCCGGCTGCACCACTCTATCTCCTTGCCGCTGAACTGACTCCACTCGTCATAGGCACTGACTAGGTTGGGATCCATCCCCTCGATGGCGGTCAGGCTTACCATCCCCTCCCAGTCGTTGACGCCCCACTGCAGCGCCTGTGCCTTGCTCGGGAACATGGTCTTGGCCTCATCCAGATCAACCCAGCGGCGTCGCATCAGCCAGCGGCAGTCGCTCAGGTCCGGCTCCCTGCTGTGCCAGTCCCAATAAACCTCGTCACGGTGGACGTTGCTGAACTTGTAGCGCGGGCCGAACGGGTCATCGCGGCGGCATACCTCAACCCAGCCCACACCGGTCTTTATCTGGCCGCCATACGCCTCGCCTCGGGCGCGGTCCAGTCCACCCAGGCGGCACATATCGGCATATTCAGCGTTGACGGCCTCCGCCAGCTGCTCCAGCTCGTCGTCGTGGTCATCGGCGATCACCATCAGATCGGTGCGGCTCTTGGCCTCCATCCCCAGCACGCCGTCGATAGTCGGGGCGATGAGGTTGTGGATCGTGATGGGCTGCCCGCGTTCATCGAGTGCCTTTTTTACCGCAGGTGGCAGTTGGTCGTTGTCGTAGTAAGCGCAAGCTCGATTGGCAAGGCTTCGCCAGTCCGGCTGGCCGTTGATATCGCTCATCAGTTTGAGCAGGCGCGGGGTATCGAGGCCGCCTTTTTCAGGGGCCTTGGGTTGGGTGTTGATCATCAGTTGGCCATCCAGTGCTTGGGTTTGCGGGAGGTTTCGGGTTTGACGATGCGGGCCGGCATCCGGACACGCATCTCTTGGGCAATCATGTAGCTCATGAGCTGGTCGTCGTAGCAGCCGTCCTGGGCGTTCATGCTGCCGCTCTTGTCGTAGACGTAGGTGGTGGCTTCGGAAATGGTACCGATCCAGCGGATCCCGGACTGCCCGGCACGCAGCAGGGCCTTGAGGCCATCAACCAGGATCGGCTTGGACTGCCGAGTGGTGAGCCAGCCGAGGCGCGGGGTCTCGTCGTCGCGGTCCCGGTCGATGTGCTCCTGGGTGTAGATGCGCCGGGTCGGGTAGATTTCACGGAGCTTGAGCAGCACGGCGTGGCCGTGGTTGTTGCGCTCTGGGCCGATGTAGGCCGGGCCATGCTCTGCGGTGCCGTAGAACCTGCCAACGTGGGCCAGCAGTTGGGCAAACAGCCCGGGATCCAGATGCCCGAACCAGTGGGCCACCTGCCGGCCGTCGCTCTTGGCGGTCACGTCGAGGCTTGAACGGTCGCCGTGCTCCAGCCCTTCCGCCACGTCGGCGCCGATGGCGTAATCCTCGTCAGGGTCTGGCAGCTCCCAGACCAGCAGCATGTTCTCGAGGGAGCGCTGGCCACGCTCGTCCAGCTTCTCCGGTTTGCGGGCCTTCTCGCGCCTGCCGGTCACTGGGTCGATGTCGTAGACGATGAGCGGGGCCATGCAATCGCCCTCGGCATCCATGGTATGGATGGGGTCGAACACCCGGCGCCCTGAGGTGAGGAAGGCTTCCAGCGGCGTGCTGGGGAACTCCTGCTTCATCTCGGCACCCAGTGTGGCTTCCTTCAGCACGTACCATTGCCGCTGCTCGTCGGTAATGGTGCAACCCATCGACTTCTCCACCGCAGTGAAGTATTCAGCCTGGGTCTTGCTCATCACTACGCCGGATGCCGGCACATCTGCGCGATACTTGGGGTCCTGCCACCAGGCGAAGAAGTGGAACTTCCAATCCAGCTGACTGAGCTCACCAGAGGCCCGGGCCAGCTCGAGGGATTTCATGCTCATGGCGTGGAAGTCGCCCCCCACCCCTTCGGCTGTGCTCTCGATGAAGGCCACCGCGCCAGGGTGGATTGCCTGCAGGGTCCCGGTTCGCACCTCCTTGGCCTTCTCCGGGTACTTGGCGCAAATCTTCCCATGCTCGGAGACATGCAGGCGCTGGACGGTACCGGAGCGGAAGGAAGTGGCCACCTGGATGCTGGAGCCATGCCGGAACAGGATGTGTCCGCCATTCGCCCCGCCACGCCGGGTCACCACCTTGAACTGGGCCTTGAGCCAACCCGGCAGGTTATCGAACGGGACTTCAATCTTGGTGCGGTAGATCTCGCCGGCGGCCGTCAGGTCCTGGGCGATGATCCCGCACTTGAGGTTCTTGTTGAACAGCGCCTCATCCAGCAGATAGATGTCGATGGCGGTGGAAAACCCAAGCTGGCGCGCCTTGAGGATGATGTTCAGGTACCACATGGTACGGAACAGCAGCTCCTGTGCCGGGCGCAGCCGGAAGCGCACCAGCTGGCCCTGCTCGTTCTCGATCATGTAGAGGTTGTTCATCCGCCACCACTTATCGCTGAGCTTCGAGCGGATGTAGGCCATCTGCTCTTGCTCAGTCATGGAAGATGCGTCGATGGGAACAGTCATGACATCAGCCCCCCTGTCCCCATGTCGTGGAGCTCGGAAACCATCTCGCTAACCGGAGTGGCCTCGCTGCCGCCATCCTTCTCCAGCCTATCCGCTTCGGCGGTCAGCTTGCGGGCCGCAGCCCGGATCCGCCGAGTGTCCTCCTCAATCTTCGGCACGCTCACCTCGTCGATGCGAAGGGCGCTCAGGGTCCGCTCGATGGATTCGATGCGCTGGATGTTGCGGTCGAGGGCCTGCTCGGCTTTCAGAATCTTGTCGTAGAGCGCAATGCGGTCGGTCATCTCGCTGGCGTTAACCAGGTCCTGCTGCAGACCCTTGAGCAGCTTGGTGACGGAAATGACGCGAGCCCGGGTGAAGTCCAGCTCGTCGCGCAGTTGCAGCTCGCGGGCCTGGTCGAACAGCTCCTCGGCATCGAGGAACTTGGCATAACCGCCGTGGGTCTTGGCTATCTGCATGCCGGGCTTGATGTTGGCTGGCGGGTTCGGGTTGCCCTCGTACTCGCCCCGGACGAAGCGGCCGGAGCCATCCCGCCCTTTGTTTTTCGAGGTCTGCTCAGGCTCGGGCTGGGATTTTGTGGATGCGGAGGACTTCTCCCCTTCTCGCTCTCCCCCTTTGGCCTTGGCCTCATTCCCCTTGGTTTGCGCACTTTGCGCAGATTGCGCAGTTTTGCGCACTTCGGAATGCGCAGATTGCGCAGCTACGCGAGATTTGTCAGGTTGCGCAGGGGATTGCCCCCGAGATTTCAAATAGCGACGCGCCGAGTTGTAGTTCAGGCCGCGGCTGTCACACCAGTCTTTCGCACTGATGCCTGTCGCTTCATGCTCCTGCAGGAACTCTGCATTGAGCTGTGCCCAGTCGGTCTTTGCCATTTAGAGAGATAACTCGCCTTCGACGATGGCATCACCAGGTACAGGCTCATGGGTAGCCGGTACTACGACGGAGACGCCAGTATTCAGGGTGACCAGGGCCTGACTCCCGTCATACTCCCTCACCTGAGTAACAACCCCGGTCACGGTAATGCCATTAACCACCGCATCGCTCCAGTGCATCGAGATAGTCCAGTAGGTCGGCTGTGGATTCCCCAGAAAGACAAACCCCGCCATTAGCGGCGGGGTTCCATGTCAGCCTGGGTGTGGGTGGCGGGCAGTTCGCTGTTTGGCTTGGAGCTGTCTGGCAGCTGGCCAGAAGCAGCACCGAAACGCTCAGCAAAACGCCCCTGTGGGTCCGCATGATTCTTGTCATGGCTTTCCTGCACCTCCCTTGCCCTCTCCTGCTTAAGCCAACGGCCCAGAAGGGCCGTTAGAATGTCGAGCAGTTGGAGCAAGCTGTTCATGTTATTGCTTCCTGGCTTTCTCAGCCGGCAGGTTCATAGCCAGCTTGTCCAGCACCTTGGTCAGGCCAACCAAGAAGGCCTGCACCTTCCCGATCACCTCATCGTCCCGGGTGGACGGGGTGACGGCCGCGATCTTGGCCAGCCCCTGCACCACCATGGACGCGCCGCCCACTACAGCCATCAGGATGACAATCCAGTTGATGACCACCTCAACGATGTGTTCCATCGCACTCTCCTCTGCTGTTACCGGTTACCCGGCGATATCGGCAAGGCTTGCGCCTATGCCTCGGACTTCGAGAACTCTGCCGCAGCCATCACAGGCAATTCCCCTACAGGCTTCGGCTCACCGGCGGGCCAGCGGTATGCGGTTACCCGGGAGCGAGGGAACGCCTTCACGTTCACCGCGTCAGCTTGGTTGCCGCCCAATACCAGCAGATTGCCAGCCTTATCCTGCCCCACTACGAACCCAACGTGTCCGCCACCATCCCTGGAGAACACCACTACGCAGCCTGCCACCGGCTTTTCCAGCTTCTCCCCCCAGGAGGCGTAGGAACGCGCACCCTCGAACCGGGTGGATTGAATACCGACCCGCTCCAGGCACGCTCCAACAAAGGCGGCACACCACGGGGTTTCATCATCACGGATGCCACCCCGCTTGATGGCCTTCCACATGGCCACGATCTCGGGGTTGTGTTGGGGCCCCTTAATCTCCGTCAACCCGATATGCCTACGGGCTTCATCTACCCAGCGCATTTTCACCATCACTCCTTCCCTCCCATCCAGCCGGTTGCCCGGCGTTCGTACAGCTCCAGTGCTTTCGATCCCATCAAGCCAGCCAGGCCAGCCATGAAGCCGCACAACGGGAGTGGGGCTGCGATGTACCAGCTCAGCAGCATGGTCAACATCCCGGCGAACCCTGACACCACCACCTGGAGCAGCGCCTCAGCCCATCGGAATTTCCTTCCCTCGCGTTTCACCGTCTGTATGTAGGTCACAAGCCCTCCCCATACGCTCAGCCCGCCGAATGCCAGATAGGCGAGCACGCTGTAGTTCTGTGGATCCTTGTCAGGCGTCATCGCCCCTCCAGAAACGACAAAGCCCGCACGAGGCGGGCCAGAAATGAAAAAGGCCAGGGTCACGGGGACTCTGGCCATCTTTGAGCAATACTAACGCCGGGGAGGGGTAGATTCAATCACTGCGTCTATTCATGGGGTTGCGCCTGCTCGGCGGCGAACGCTCCGCGCCTAATCCGCCCGCATCTCCCTCACTTGTCGGCCCATGACTTTGGCCAGATCTGACGCCTGGTGGATCACCTCATCAACAGCACGCTCTACGGCCTGCCTCATCTCCTGCCCGAACCGGCGCGACACCAACTCTACGTGTGGCACGACCCGGCCGGTGCCGTGGCACTTCGGGCAGCCGTCACCCTTGCGCGGGCGGATCCCGGTGCCATTGCAGTGCGGGCAGCGCCCTGACTGCATCATCTCGGCGACACAGTGGTCATTGGCCAGGGACAGGATCTCGTTCCGCTCAGCCAGAAGGCGCTGGTACTCGTGATCATTGCCGGACCGGTGGGCGCGCTTGGCCTTCTCCATCACCACGGCGGCCCGGCGGCGCTCCTTGTCATAGTGAGGGTGGCAAAGTACCAGGTGATCCAGCTGCTCAGGCAGCGGGCGGCGCAGCAGGATTGCCATGGCCATACCACCGGCCTCGTCGCTGTCCAGCGTGGCGCTGAAGTGCGTCAGCAGCGACGCAAGGGCTTGTTCATCCCCCAGGTGGTCTGCCATCAGGAACTGGAGCCCCTGGGGGTTGTTCTTTGCAGCAACCTGCAGGGCGCCGATAAACTCGTTCCGGCCCAGAGCATTGAACTGCCTGCCGGCGGCGGGCTCATGGAGCGCCCCCTTCGGCGAGAATAGGCGCAGAGCCATTTCGATAGCATGGGTCATGGATTGGTCCTCTGGTCTGGGTCCTGATTGAAAGCGGCGAGCAGCCAGGAGCGCAGCTGGCCGGATTTGATGTGCTCTGGCGTGGCCTCTATGACAGTCCACCCGAGCAGGGCGGCCTCATTCATCTTGGCGCGGTCCTCCACAAACCCACGGCCGCGAGTGTGGCGCCCACCGGAGTGGATACCACCGTGGATCTCGACGGCGATCATGCGGGTGGGCCAGGCGTAGTCGAGACGCCATTTGCGCTTAGGGTGGAGCAGCAGCTCGATAACCGGGTCAGGGAAGCCGACAAGCTGGGCCAGCACCTTGTCGTGCAGGGTGGTGACTTGTTGGGCCTTGCGCACCTGGTTGGCAGTGCTCTTGGCCTTGGGGCTGTTACCCAGTAGCCGGGCAGCATCGAGGGCGGAAAGGTGGATCATGCCGCCCTCCCGATGGTGTTCTTGCGCAGTTCGGTGACTTCTCTGGCCACCTGCTCCAACAGGGTCTCCTCGCTGCCGTGCTCTTGTTGCCAGGAACGCGGGGCGGCGTGGAACCCTGTGGGATAGCAGGCGCGGTGGTGCCGGGGGCAAAGCGGTAGCACCCGGGTGTGCTCGGCGCGCTGGGCCATACCAGACCCAGAGCGCACATGATGGATTTCACTTGGTGTGGCGCCATACCCTGCATTGCGGCAGGCGATACAGCCGAGCGAGCTCACATCGTTCAGCCAATCCTTATCAGCCTTGGTTTTGCTCATCGCGCGCCCCTTTCATCGTGTGAGCCTGCAGCGATTGCAGGTTCAGCAAGGTGAATGCTCCGCCTTTTTGCGGGCACCATCCGGCCGTATCGATATGGATCACGTTGCCAAGCGCTACCGGGCTGCTCATGGGGGTGTGACCAACAACGAGGGCATGCACATCAGACACACCGCTCTCATCACCAAGCTCCACACGCCGACGCGACCACATACAGGAGTTCTTGATGGATCGCAGCAGTCCAGGGTTCCCCTCTGCGCCATCCTCAAGCTTTTCAATCAGGTATCGCCAGGACGGGAATGGGCAATCAGCATGGATCAAGCCAATCAACCCACTCGGCGTATCCACCTCGATGGCGATAGGCAGCTCGCGGAACTGGGCTGCGTACTCGCCGCGCTCCACATCGAGCAGGGACATGAACCAAGCCCCACCGTTCTGCAACCAGTTTCCTGTGTCACAGGTGTCGTGACGGCACACATAGTCGTCGTGGTTGCCGCGCACCGGGTGGAACCATGGCTTGGCCAGCCACTCCAGCACCAATTCGCACTCAGGGCCACGATCAACCAAGTCTCCAACGGAGAACAGGCGATCACAGGCGGGGTCAAAGCCAACCTTGTCGAGAGCCTGCTGCAGCAGGGTGAAATGGCCGTGAATATCGCCTACCGCGAAGTCTCGCCCCGCGGTATTAGCTGAAAACTTCTTAACCAGTGAGCTCATGCCGCCGCCCTCCCGTATGCCGCCACCCAGTCGAAGCCGCGGCGGGATTCATCCCCGAACTTCACGCCCTGCTGGGCACCGAAGGACTGGGCCAACTCGATGAGATCGCGCATCTCGCGCACGGTCATTTTGGAGGTGGACTTACCCAGCACCACGAAGCCATTGCCGTCGATGTTCGGCACCACGTCCTGCTGGTACAGGGCGGCGGAGAGAACGTGCTTCCAGTCCTCCTTGGAGAGCTTGCGGCCGTGCCAGTTGACCTGCTCGGCGATGTCGGTCATGACGGCCCAGAACAGAGCGTTCTGGGCAAGACTCCGGGTCATCTCCTTGATTTCGATAACCAGCGGCTTGTCCTGGTCAACCGGCAGGCTGGCGACCAGTTGGCTGGCCCGGGAGCGGATGTCGGGGCTGCGCAGGAAATACTTGGGGTAGCTCATGCTCACCCCCGCTTGGACTTGTTGCGGCGCTTGGCGGCGGCACGCTGACGCTGTGCGGCCCGGTCATTGCGCGGGTTGGGGATGCAGAAGCCATGGCCAGGCTTGAAATCAAGCGGGTTGAACCAGGGCGATTGGGCAGCAGTGGCGGCCAGAACGGCTGCGATAGCGTGGGTGAATCTCATGCTGCCACCGCCTTAGCCGCAACGGCCTCGGTGGTGGGGAACGGGGTCAGGTGGTAATGCCACACCTGCTTACCGTCGATATTCTGGTTGCTGGAGTGCTTCTCCCAGCCGTGGCAGCAGACTTCGCGCAGGCGGGCGCTGATGGCGGCCTGGGTGTCGGCGTGGCCGTAGCGGCTCCAGCACTCGCGCTCGATGTCGCGCAGGGTGCGGGCCTTGCCGTCGCTCATGATGGATATCACGCGCCCCAACTGGGTCGCGATGGATAGATCTCGGGTATGTGGTTTGGTCATGGTCTAGGTCCTTTGGTCAAACTGCCGGGTGGTCTAGGTCCGGCACTGGCAATGGTACGGCGCGCTACCCCCTGTGTCACTGGTTGGCAAGGCCCTCCCTTTCAAAGTTATCCACAGCCCCAAACGTGTCACCACCTCGCAACACCAGCACTGGCGCGGCTCTCAGCCGTGCAGCCTCCTCCACCACTCGCTCCGGCGTCGTGCTCTGCACCAACCAATGCCCTGCACCACGCTGCTGGTCGGTGTGACCCAGCGCATCGATCTCGTCGGCCACCTCGAGCTGCATCCGCTCCCCGCACCAGCCCCACACGGCCGGATAGATCACCACCCGGCAGAATTTCGCGGCCTTGACCGCGGCGATCACGTCTTGGTTGAACATCCCTAAATCCTCCCTGTGATGGTGTAACCGCGCTGGCGGCGTTCGGTGAGTATCCTGTCCAGCTCAACCTGCACCGCCTCGCTCGTCACGTCGCCGTCACGCTGCAACACAATCACGGTCGCCCCCATCTCGCATGCCCTGATGGAGATCTCCAGCCGCGGTGCCCTGGTTGGTGCGGCCGTGGCTGGCTGCCGGCGCAGTATCTCTGCCCGCACTTCTGCCGGGCGCGGAGCGAACTGGCGCTCCACATCGGCCGCCATGTCCTGCACCACCTCCCGGATCTGGGCTGGAGTGAACCCGCGCAGCACGCCACCCCAAGCCAGCGCCACGCCGCGGGCATTGGCATCCAGCTGGTTGGCACTGGCAGGCCAGCTCCCGGCCATCAGCGGCAGCAGCTCCTCAGCGATGAATGCGGCCATGCGGGCGCTCATGGCGGGCGCATCCTGGTTGGCTGGCAGTGCGGTCACGTTAGAGGGGAGTGTCGTCGTCATAGCTGACAGCTCCCGATTCGATGAGACTGCGCGCCTGCTGCTGGGCGGCGGCAATGTTGGACATCGGCTTGCGCTTACCATCGAAGCCCTCCCACTCGCCGTTCAGGCAGCGCGGGCGACCGATCTGAACCCAGCGTTGGGCGCCAGCCAGGTACCCGGCGAACTTCTGCGGCGCAAACAGGGTCATTGGCCGCAGGTATTCGGCCATTTTCAGGTTTGCGGACCAGTGCTCGCGCTTGAAGTCGATCACCAGTTGCAGATCGGCCACGGAGTAGCCCTCCGCCAGTCTGGCGTTGATGTTCTGCAGGGTGGTTGGCTTGGCCTGATAGCGGCGATTGCATGCGGCGTTGAGGTGGTTCAGCACAGCCAGAGAATCCGCTGATGGCTCTGCCGTTTTTTTAGCCGGTTTTGTTTCGTCAGAAACAGAACAAGAGATCTGTTTATTATCTTCAGAGTTTATATTGTTATTAATGATAAGATCTTCGGCATGATACTCCGCACCTAACTCCGCGCCGCTGAGTTGGCGATCACCCTCTAACCCCATATCTGGCGCGCCCTCAAACTCCGCACCTAACTCCGCGCTAAAGTGTTGCGAAACTCCGCGCTGATAAGCGTCGAAATTCAGCAGGCTGATGATGGTGTAACCACTCTTGCCCTGCTTGGTCGTCCTGCTGATCGCTCCCTCCTCCTCGAAATAGTCCAGCGCCCGGCGAGCCTGATCCTCAGATACGCCACACGCTTTCCCGAGCGAACGAGCAGAGCAAGCCAGCTGACCGCGATGAATGGTGAGGCGGTTGCCATTGAAGGTGACTTCACGGCTCTCGTAGGCCGCATCCAGCAGCAAATGCAGCCACACGGACTTCTTGGCTACATCCTTGTACCAGGGGGCATTCAGCATCGACGAGTAAGCGAGGCGGAAGCCATTGCGGGCATTTTCGCTCACGTTGCTACCTCTGCTGATAGGTTTGGAAATGGGGGCGCTGGGCCCCGGGAATTTGATAACGGTATTCATGCTGCCCCCTCTGAAAACAAGGTAAGCTGCTCTGCGCTTGTGCTTTGCTGGTCTTGAATTGGCGCCATGGCGGTACCAATCCGCTTCTCGGCAATCTTGTAATAGTCGCTTTCCATCTCTATCCCGATGAAACCGAAACCCTCCAGTATCGCCGCCTTGCCGGTGCTGCCAGACCCCATGAACGGATCCAGCACCACCCCGCCCGGGGGCGTTATCAGTCGAACCAGCCAGCGCATAAGCTCCACCGGCTTCACCGTGGGATGGGTATTACCCTTGGTGGCCGTGTTTTCTACCTGGCGCAGAGTTGTACCGTGCTTGAACTGGGGGCCGGGATCCTCCATCCCCTCGTGGCGGTCCTTCCTGGAGGCCTTGCCGCAGTAGAAGAAGCGGGCCGCACTGCCGCTATCCTGGTGAAAGGCTCCTGCCACTCTGGCGCGTTTCCCGGTCACATTCCCCCTGCTCGCGGGACTAGATTCAGTGCCTTTGACTGGGGCCGCAGCGCCAGCCTGGGCCGGGAACAGGGCCACCACCGCCGCGCTGCCGTCGTGGCAGACATTGGCCGGCCAGCGCCCATCTTCACCGCCCACTCGACAGCCCGCGATATTGAGCGCACCAGGCCCGTGAGCTCGCACGTTGGCCGCCACGGTCCCCTTGAACGGCTTGCGGGCCATGGTGATCGGCTCCAGCGCCGGCTTGAGCGTCGTTCCCCACCCGGCCCAGTCATCCTTGAGGTTGTGGGACTTCGGCATACCCGACCCATAGACCCACCCCATCATGGCATCACGGCCAAAGGTGGCATCCAGGAGCTTGAGCTGAACAGGGGTCAGGCTTTCCACCAACTCCCTGGCCGCCTCGTTGGTGTCGTAGAGGTAGGTCACCACGTCGCGGATCTCAAAGCCGGCGTCCTCGATGTTGACGGCCATCCGGTGCTGGGTTCTCGTGCCGCAGAATGCCAGGATATGACCACCCGGCTTCAGCACCCGCAGACACTCGCGCCAGACGGCCACGCTGGGCACGTCGTAATCCCACTTCGTACCCATGAAGTGAAGGCCGTATGGAGGGTCAGTAATGATGCTGTCTACTGAGTTGTCCTGTAGCGATCTCATGATGCTGAGGCATTCGCCAAGGTAGAGTTGTACGGTCATGCCCCCACCTCCTGCTCGGTGTACTCGCAAGCGGGGCACTCATAAGCGCGGTCATTGGTGCCGGACTGCAGCTCACTGCCGCACAGTGGGCAGTGGTTGAGGTCGTTCAGCAAGGGGTGGCCCCCATGGGCCATGGTTGAATTGGTCATTGTTGGGTCCTGTGGTGTTTAAGCTGCCCGCTGGTGAGGCGGGCAGGTGCTGCTTATGCGCTGGGTTGTGCTTCGGCACGCTCCAGGGTGCGGGCTTCCAGCTCGCGGGCCAGGCGCAGGGCCTGACGGTCGGTGCCAGCGGCATGAGCGGTCGAAATCAGCGGCTCATCGAGGGCCAGGGCCAGCTCATGCATGACCGATTTCAGGATGATGTTGTCGCGATCGCTGACGTGCTGGGATGCCGGGCGCGGTGGACGTAATTGCATGGTCATGGGTTACCTCCCGAGGACAAAGTTGATGAGTTTTTGCAGGGGGCGCAGCGGGCGCTCCTCGTTGTAGGCGGCCTCGTCTTCTTGGCTGAACTGCAGCAGGCCGCGCTCGGGCAGGCCGGAGCCCTCCAGGATCTCCTCGACGGTCACGGGCGGAAATCCCTGCTCGAGCAAGCTCCGATTGGCCCGTTTGACGGCCCTCGCCAATATGGTGGGCTCGTGCTGAGATATGGCCTGGAGCAGGATCAGCAGCGAGGTGCGGGCAAATGCGGTTTCGGTCATGCCACACTCGGCGCCTACTTCCTGCCATACCTGGCGCTGGGCTGGGGTGCCACGTACTCGCAGCGGGGAGCGGGTGCTCATATTTTCATGATCTGGGAGCGATACTCTTCCCATGGGGTTGGTCCTCTATGTTGGGTGGAAAAGCTGGCCGGTGGTCAGGCGGCGATGGGCTTCAAATAGCCAAGGTAGATCAGGCGTCGGGTCAGCCACTGCTGACCTTTGCCGGTCACCATGGGTGTGAAGGTGGGGACGGTCTCATCGTTGTGGGTGTGGGTGCCCTCCTTGACGGTGAAGTACCCACGCTCGATGTAGACCTGAAACGGCAGGTTGTGCCGGTTCCCGCCGCTCATCAGGATGCGATGATCGCGCAACACCCGAAACAGCACGTTCTGGCCGAGCCCGACAGCGCGGGCGTAGTTGCCGATATTGACGCCCTTGTCGTCACCGGCAACGCGATCGGCAAATGCCACCTTGGGCGCCTGAACCGCCAACAGATGGTTTTTCTGCTCCACTTCCAGCGCAAGGCGTCCGGCCTCAAGCAGCGCGGCGGCATAGGTCTGCGGGATCTGCGGCCCCTGCTGGGATTCCAGCTCCTGCCAGCGCTTGATGATCGCCATGCGCAGGGCGGCACTGTAGCCAGCAACAAGGCAGAGGGTTTCTTCCTTGGTCAGCAAAAGGCACGGCTGGGTGCGACCTCTGCCGTCTTTGTAATCGCCTGCTTTTTCAGGAGATTGAATTTCGACCAGCATTTTGCGGATATCGGCCAGCACGTTGTCATGCCGCTTCCCTGTCAGTTCGGCAATTTCAACGCTGCTCATGGTCTGGTCGTTGTTGTTGATAAGGCTCAGATTGGTCATGGTCTTGGGTCCTGTCGGTGGTTGAGTGGCTGGTTAGGCCGCTTGCTGGGCGGGGTGGTCCTGGTCCTTGATCAGGGGGTAATCCTCCAGTCCCAGCCGCAGCTCGCCATTGCTGGCGATAACAAAGCTGACTGCATGCTGGGCCGGAACAACATCGCCCCACTTCACGGCAAGGCTGCGGGAGATTCCGATCGCCTTCATGGCACGGGCCATATTGCCGAAATAGCCGATTACTTCCTGTTTCTTCATTGGTCTGGGTCCTGTGTGTGGTGGTATGCAAATGATGTCCTCTATAGAGAACGATGTCAATCCACACCGTCTCCCAAAGTGATCAGTCAAGGAATTACAATTTAGTCTCTAAAGAGAACAAGAGGTTATTGATGAAAACTTTCGGGCAACGTCTTGAGGAAAAGCTGCAAGAGCTGAATATCAGCATGTCTGAGCTTGCGCGCCGTACCGGCTTATCCAAGAGCGTGATTAGCAACACCATCAATAACCCGAATCGTGAAATGCGAGTGTCATCCCTGATTTCCATTGCTAGGGTGCTGAAGGTTGATCCCATATGGCTATACACCGGCCGCAGTAGTGGCGATCTGCTGAACGACATTCAGTTCAACTCCGATAAGGTGCCGGTCTGGACCCTGGCTGACGTGGGAGGCCTGGCAACGGATATGCTGCCGAACATGGATAGCGGACGGTATGTAGTGGCGGAGAACCAAAGCCACAGCATTGCCATCGAGTCCACCAACGATCATCTCTCAAAATCTGGCATTGTGGCCGGAGATATTTGCATATTCAGCCTGGCCGATCGCACCCCAGAAGAAGGCGCCGTGATGCTGATCAGGCTGGAAAAGAGCGGACAAGCACGCCTGCTAAGGGCAATGTCCGGAATTGATGGGTGGGTTTACGGTGTAGATGATCCCAGGCTTGGCACGGTCACATCCAGTGAGGCCATCGTGCTTGGCAAGCTGTCAGAACTGAGGCGTAGCGAAATAAAATAAGGAGTAATTTCAGTCATGGAGGTTTCTGATGTGCTGTTGTTGGCCGCACTTGGAATAGGTGCCTACGTTTGGTTTAACAACAAGACGAAAACAAAGGATGTGACAACCATTCGGGAGAGTCACACAGTAAAAACTCCAACTGGGCAAGTAACCTACGAAAGGGTCAGGGAAACTGATTCACGAAGCATGGACTGGAAGAAAGAGGGGGTTGATAGATTCATGAGTGCCAACAAAGGCCAATCATGCTCAGCGCCAAACATTGACCAGAAGGCTGTCACGGCCAGCATGCCCATAAAGAAAACCATTATGCCACCCTCCCCTTCCAGTGCGGCAGGCAATAACCTGACAACCACTTATCATGATGTCACGCCAAGGGGTGTGACCATAGAGGCGGTGAAGGTCACCAAGATCACCAACCAGAGCAAGGTTTGCCAGAAGTGCAACAAATCTCTATCGAGCTCACATTTCAGACCAAACCCAAACAGTAGTGATGGACTGACGAAGTGGTGTTCGTCATGTATGGATCTCTCACATTCTGATGACCGCCACCATAAAACTTGCCCCCACTGCCAAAAGCGCAGGCTCAAAACAAATTTTGACAAGAACAGCAATCAGCCTGATGGGCTAACAAAATGGTGTCGCTACTGTATGGCCGCATCTAAAAAGTAACCAATGATGCATACCTCTGTGTGAACCCGCTTCGGCGGGTTTTTTGTTGCTCAAAAAAAATATCGTTTATTTTAGAGATCGACGTTGACCGCTCGTTCACTAAAGATTACGATTCCCTTGTCGTCCTCTTGAGAGAACGGCCAAGACCAAAACAACAAGGGGCAGCGTGGAAGGCGGCCAATCGTGGTGAAGGTCTTGGGAAGGGTGACAGGGGTAATGAGGCGGCACCTGTCATCGATCCCGCCTAGTTCGTAACAGCACGCGATGGCGCGCCAATCCGAACCGAGCTTGCTGGAAGGTGAGCAACCAACATCGGAGATTCGGCAAGCGGTATGCCACCTCATTTGGGATGAGGGCTTCACAGGTTCGATCCCTGTATCTCCGACCAAATTTAGACAACCAGCAACAGGACCCGGCCCCTGACCAGGGCAGCAGTGAAGCGCCTGACCAGCGCGTAAGAACGACAAAGCCCGCACAAGGCGGGCTTCGAAGGACCGGGTACCACCCGGTCAGTGAAAGCCGAGGGACCAACCCCAGCAATCAGGACCCAGCATGACGAATCAACTGGGAATTAGCGAGGACCAACTCGCCAACAGACGCAAGGATAACATGATGAAAGTCACTATTTCCAGAGCCGCAAAACGCGCCGACCAGATCGTTGCCGCCATCGCCGACCGCCTGAACGGCAACGCCGCCCGCCGCCGAACCATCAAGCAACGCTTGACGGTTGCCATGATGGCCACCGAGCGGCACCACATTGTTGCTGCTCGAGCCGCCCAGAAGCGCACCACCGGCTTCACCAAGCACAGCGCCCTCCACTGGCGCATACAGTTCCACCGCAAAGCCATCTGACCCGGGTCTGGCGCTTCCCTCATAGCGCCGTAGCCAAAGCCTCTTTCTCAAGCACCGCAAGGATGCTTTGGCTTCGCTCACGCCAAATTCGGCTGGGCTCGCTCTTTAACAACCTGGATCTGGGCAGTCACCGCTCGCAATCTGCTGGCCCGGCAGATCGCCATTACCCCGTCGAACCGGAACATGGCGCGGATAAAGGTGACGGCAGCCACTGGTGACAGTGGCCAGCCTGGAGCCTCTTGTCACAGGGGGTTCCAGGCTGCGGCCTGGCGAGGCAAGGCAGGGCCCGGCTTGGCTGGGCAAGGCAAGGGCCCGGAAGGGCACATCAACGAGGACTACACAATGGCAACACTGAAACTGACACTGACGGGCACCACCCCGTTACTGATGCACAGCGACCGCTTTAGCGACCCGCTGGATCCGATGACCAAGGCGCACAAGGCATTGACCTCCAAGCGCAAGAAATCCGACACCGACCACGAGGATATCGCCCGCTCCGAACTACTGGGGGCGATCTACTTCAGCAGGGCCAGTGGCATCCACCTGCCGGGCAGCAACCTGAAAGCCTGCCTGACCGAGGCGGCCAAGCTCAACAAGTTGGGTACCGAATTCAAGCGCAGCCTGCTGGTGCTGGAAGATGAGATCACACTGCGCTATGACGGCCCGCAAGACCCGCAGCAACTGGTAGACACGCCGGGCTTCTCGCTGGCCAAAAGCGTCAAGGTGGGGACCGCACGGGTGATGCGCCACCGCCCGCGCTTCCCTGCTGGCTGGCAACTGGTCTTTCACATCGAATTTGACGACACCAGGCTGGATCGCAGCGAACTGCTGACCGTGCTCGGCAACGCCGGTCGCTATGTGGGCGTGGGCGACTGGCGCCCAGCCTGCGGCGGCACTTACGGCCGCTTCAACGTGGAGGTGGCCGGATGACTCAGGAAGAACAACTGACAGCCTGGGATACTCTCGGGCTCAACTACGGCGATTTCATCAGTCACGCAGACTTGCGCCGCATGCTGGGGTTGGAACGCCCCTTCCCGGAAAAATACCCCAGCATCCCCGAATACGATGCTGCCCGCGACGAGTATGAGTGGCGGGTGCTGCGTAGCGTCAACGAGTTGCGGGAGCTGCTGCTGACCGAGCGCAAGATCTATCTCGACATCAAGCGTGGGCACGGTTACGAGCTGGCTTCCCCGTCCGAACAGATAGCCATTGCCGCCAAGCAGTACGCCAAGACGCTGGAACGCGAGACCCGCAAGCTGGTCGAGGTCAGCGTCAACGTCAATCTGGATGTGCTGGATACCAGCCAGCGCCACCGCGTCACCCAACAACAGGATCGCGTCGCCGCCCTGGCCGATTTCATGGGGCGCGGCAAACAGCTGACCATCAGCGTGACCAGCGACTAACCAACCACCACAGGACCCAGACCATGAAACCACTGACCGTCGCCCAGGTAATGGGCTTTCGCGGCGCAATGGTGCCACCCACCCGCCGCAAGTACCACGTAGACGCCGCCCCATCCGCCGAGCAAAAGCGGATGGCCAAGACCAAGGCCGCCACCCGCCGCGCCATCGAGGAGTATCACGAAGCGCGAGCCCTGCAACTGGAAATGGAGATGTAGCCATGGCCAACGAAACCGCCCTGCTCGCCCTGCTGGAGAGCCGCGAGGCCGAGGCCAACGCCAAGGCCGAGTGGATCGCCGAGTGGTGTGACGCCAACCGCCCCCTGCTACTGGCCGGCCAGCTCGAAACCGACCCGGCCACCCTGCTGGGCGAACTCAATGCGGACCAGCATAGCCACTACAACCAGGCTATCTGGCTGCTGATGCACGAAGGCCGGCAAGCGCCGCTGATGCAGTTCATTGACCAGGTGGTCGATGCCGGGCTGGCAGAGCTGGCCCAGGCCGCCTGGCGCAGTCACCTCGCCGCCCTGCACGACGCCATGAGCGAGCAGCAATGGGAGCAGTACCAAGACAGGAGGAATGCAGCATGACTCAGCACACGACAGAGCCTTGGAAGGTATCCCTCGAAGACTCAACTCCAGAATGGTCAGTCATTACCGCCGCTGGCGGACGCGTGGTGGCTAACGTCAACGAAGAAACTGGCCCAGAGCTTATTGCTGGGGTCCCAGTGATGAGGGTTATGCCAGGTGAGCTCAACGCTCGCCGCATTGTGGCATGCGTGAATGCGTTGCGAGGAGTCCCAACCGAAGAATTGGAGCGCCACCACCTTGCTCATGCCGGTGAGGTGCGGTTCAGAATAGAAATGACACGCCAGCGCGACGAGCTGCTGGCTGCGCTGGAAAAGCTTTCCGGTGACGTAGAGGCGCTGATGAAAGAAAGCGGCGGCGTCTATGGCCTGCACCAAAATGGCGAACCGGCGCCATGGGGTGAGCTTGTTGTGGGTGGGCGGCATGAAACTTGGCTGCTCAGTCTGACCGATGCGGTGGAGCTTATCGCCAAGCTCAAGGCTGGTGCAGCATGAACGCCATTGCCGACACCTCCGCCGCGCACCCGCTTGGTCGGGTGTTCGGCCTCTCCAATGAGGAGTACCACGCTGGCCCCGGGGTCAGCAAAAGCCAGCTCGACCAGATAGCCGAGAGTCCGGCCACCTATATCTGGGCCAAGAATGCCCCGGTAGATGAGGAGAAGCTCAAGGCCTTCGACATGGGCAGCGCCATCCACTGCCTGCTGCTGGAGCCCGACGAGTTCAAAGACCGCTTCATCATCGCCCCACCGTTCAACCGCCGCACCAATGCTGGCAAGGCAGAAGAGGCCGAGTTCCTGGCCAGCTGCGCAGAGCTGGGCAAGACGGTGATGGATGCCGAGGAGGGACGCAAGCTCTACCTAATGCGCGACAGCGTGATGGCCCACCCGGACGCCCGCTGGCTGCTGGAGCAGGAAGGACACAGCGAGGCCTCCTTCTACTGGATTGACCCCCAGACCCAGGAGCTGTGCCGGATCCGCCCCGACCGCCACCTGAGCAATCACCCCATCATGATCGACGTGAAGTCGGTAGACGATATGGGGCGCTTCGAGCGCCATGTCGAGGACTTCCGCTACCACGTGCAGGACGCCATGTACTCCGAAGGCTTCCACCGGGTGATGGGCGAGGAGCCGGAATTCGTCTTTCTGGCGGTCAGCACCAGTGTGAACTGTGGCCGCTACCCGGTGCGGGTGCGCCCCCTGACGGATGACTGGAAGGATGCGGGCAAGGACCTATTCCGCCGCGACCTCCATCGCTTCCACGACTGCCGGGTCAACAACGACTGGCACGACTTCAAACCCCTCCAGCGCCCAGCCTGGGCGACAAGGAAAGCAGCATGAGCAACATCACCAGTATCAAGCAGCAGGCGGCCGATAACTTCGCCGCCCAGTTCCCCATTCTCGTCCAGCGAGGCATCGACGAGCCGACCTGGAACGCCCTGTGCAACACCATTTACCCGGGAGCCAACCCCGATTCGGTGGTCATGGCTATCGACTACTGCAAGGCTCGCGGCCTGGACATTCTGCTCAAGCCAGTCCACCTCGTCCCCATGCAGGTCACCGATGCCCGCAGCAAGGAGAAGGTCTGGCGGGATGTGCCGATGCCCGGGATCGGCATGTACCGGATCCAGGCCGATCGCTCCGGCAACTACGCGGGGGCCGACGAACCCGTGTTCGGACCGGATGTGACCGAGGAGTTCCAAGACCCCTACAACCAAAGCGCCAAGATCAAGGTCACCTACCCGCAATGGTGCAAATACACCGTCTTCAAGATGGTCAATGGCCAGCGGGTTGCCTTCCACGCCCTGGAGCGCTGGAAGGAAAACTACGCCACCCAGAGCGGCAAGACCGAGTGCCCCAACGCAATGTGGCGCAAGCGGCCCTATGCCCAGCTCGCCAAGTGCACCGAGGCGCAGGCGCTACGCAAGGCCTGGCCGGAGATCGGTAGCGAGCCCACCGCCGAGGAGATGGAGGGCAAGGAGATCATCATCAACGAGATCCCCGGCAGTCAGCAGTCGCAGGCCAGCCCAGCAAAGAGCCGCACCCTGGATGCCATCCGCGGCCAGAGCACCGAATCGGTCACCCTGGAGCATGAGCAGATGGCCGAACCCGCCCAGGCGGACCACGCCAACGCCTACGCCGACCACTGCGCCGCCATCGAGGGGGCATGTGATACCACCGAATGGCAGCAGGCCTACACCACCGCCTGGACCTGGGCCAACGAAACCGGCGACCAGAACATCATCGCAGGTATCAAGCAGATCGCCGGCGAGCGCAAGAAGCAACTCAGTGCCGGGAACGGCGCCAAGCAATAACTCATCAGGCCCGCTCACTGCGGGCCTTTTCAATCCTAAGGACCCGTCATGACCGAACAAGCCAAGACCGACAACACCCAGGCCCAACTGGTTGTCATCGAACCCACTACCGCCGTCGCCCTGTTCACCGAGGGCCAGGGCGTGGCTGAACTGCTGGCCGACATTCGCCAGAAGGCAACCAGCCTGGTACCCGACATCACCACCGCCAAGGGCCGCAAGGAGGTCGCCAGCATCGCCCATGCTGTCGCCCGCACCAAGACCTACCTGGACGGGCTCGGCAAAGAGCTGACCGACCAGTACAAGGAGATCCCCAAGCGCATCGACGCCAACCGCAAAACCCTGCGCGACACCCTGGACACCTTGAAAGACGAGGTGCGCGCCCCGCTCACCCAGTACGAAGCGGCAGAGGAGGCCCGGGTGGCAGCACTGCAATCCCGACTGGCCCGCCTCAATGAACTGGGATCCTCTGCCAGTATCGAGATCGCCGCCGCCGACCTGCAGGTCATGCTGCAGGAGGTCGAGCAGAACGCCCTGGACGACTCCTGGCAAGAGCTGCTGCCCCAGGCGACCGTCGCCAAGGAGCTCGCAACCAAGCGCCTCGGCGAGGCCCTGGCAGCCCGCCAGAAGTACGAAGCCGAACAGGCAGAGCTGGAACAGCTGCGCCAGAAGCAGGCCGAACAGGATCGCATCGACCGCGAGCGCCTGATAGCCGAGCAGGCGGCGGAGCAAGCCCGCCTTCAGGAAGAGAATCGCCAGCGCCTGGAGCGTGAAGCCGCCCAGCACCGCGAGCAGGAGGCCCAACGCCAAGCCCAGGTCGCCCGTGAACGTGAAGAACAAGCCCGGCGCGATGCCGAAGCCGCCGAGCTGGCCCGCCAGCAGGCCGAAGCCAACGCCGCACGCATGGCAGAGGAGGCTGCTGCCCGCGCCGCAGAGCAAGAGCGTCAGCGCATCGAGCAGGAGCAGGCACGCAAGCAGCAGGAAGACGAGCGTCGCGCCGCCGACATGGAGCACCGCCGCACCGTCAACAACGCCATCCTGATGGACCTGATGGGCCTAGGGATCGATGAGGGGAAAGCCATCAACCTCATCAAGCACATCGCCAGCAACAAGATCGACCATCTGACCATCAACTACTGATCACCCGCCCCGCCGCCAACGGGGCCCTTGCACTCCCAGAGGACCAACCATGACCACGCTGAACCCCAGCGAGGCGACCAGTCTCGCCCTGCACACCCTCACCAGCCAGATCCGCAACATCCTGCTGATGCCTGACGGCCCGGCAAAGGCCGCCATCGGCGGATTCGAAACCCTGCTCACCGCCAACCTGACCATGATCAGCGAGGCCGCCAATGCCCATATCGACGAGTTCAACGGGCTCATCGACCAGCTGGTAGCCCGGGATGGCGAGCTTGATGAGCAGATTGCACTGGTCAGCCAGCTGCGCCAGCAGGTAGCTGAAGCCGAGCAGCGCATCGCAGCAGCGCGGCAAGAAGGCGCCGCCGATCTGGAAGCCAAGGCAGGCGAGCTCTACAAGGCGCAGCGCGCCCTGAACGAGATTGAGACCAAATTCAGCGCCCTGCAATTCACCTCCCGCCAGACCGATCGCCAGCTGGCTGACCTCAAGACCATGGACCCGGCAGGAATGAAGCGCCGCATCAAGGAGAAAAACGACCAGCTGGAGCTGCAGCGCACCGCGATCGCCAAGCACAAGAGCAATGAGGCCGCCTACCGCGCCGAGGTGCTGAAACTCGAGCGCCGCATCAAAGACCTGCTGGATGTCATCAACGAGCAGGATCGTGAGCTGGAAAGCCGCCACGGCGTCATCATGGAGCTCGAGAGCTGCCGTGATGCCAAGCTGGTCTGGTTCAAGCACCTTGCCAAGACCTACAAGGGCGAGGACGGCACGCTCTGGAATGTCTACCTGGTGGATCACGGCCTGCAGTCAAACCTCCCCTACCTCATCAATGACCTCAACTGGAAGCTGCACGCCATGAAATCCGATGGCTCCGGTTGTTCGGTCATGCTGAGCCAGTGGATGAACCCCATCTACCCGACGCCATATGGTGCCGGGGCCCCTGATGCCATGACGCAGGACATCTTCGCCTTCATGCAGGAGGCACTGGAGCAGAGTCACCCCCACCTGCAACCCCGCACCGAATGGGCCAAGGCAGTCAGCATCCATGAATGCGGCCTACCGCCGCGCACCATCAAGCCGCTGGAAGAGGCCGGGATCGACACCCTCTACAAGGTGATGAGCCACCAGGGGAACAAGCTGGACAAGGTGAAGGGGATCGGCGCGAAGCTGGTCGGCCAGATCGTCTATGCCTGCGAGCTCAAGGTGAAGCTGTGGGAGGAGAAGTTCGCAGCTGGCCAGCACGCTGAGCAGCACAAGGAGGCTGCATGAAGATCGACATCCACAGCACAAACCACAAGTACCGAGTGATCTACGCGGACCCAGCCTGGCAATTCAAATCGAAGAAGTCAGGCGGCTCAATGAAAAGCGGGGCTGCGCAGGTGTACAGCGTCACATCGATAGAGGACATGAAGGCGCTGCCAGTGGCGAGGCTGGCAGACGACAACTGCATGCTGGTCATGTGGTGGGTAGGCAGCATGCCACAAGAGGCCATCGACCTGTGCCAAGCCTGGGGATTCCGGATCATGACCATGACCGGCTTGGTGTGGGAGAAGCGCACCGTAAACGACAACCCCCACTTCGGTATGGGGTGGGCAACCCGGGCCGGTGCGGAGTGCGCCCTGATCGGCATCAAGGGCAAAGTCAGCAACCTGGTAGTAGACAAGGCTGTCCGCTCGGTCATTCGAGCCAAGGTGGGGCGCCACAGCGAAAAGCCGCACGAGTGCCGAGAGGCCATCGAAAAGCTGTGCGGTGATGTCCCACGCATCGAGCTCTTTGCCCGTTCGGCCGCCCCAGGCTGGGACTGCTGGGGCAACGAAGCTCCATCACTACCAGAGCAGTCCGCAGCCTGATACCCCCAACCCATCCACCGCCATCCCCACAGAAACGGTGGACAAGTCGAGGAACCCCATGAAAGCCACGGAAAACCCCTACTGCGGCGCAGTAGTCATCGGGTTGGGCGTCGTCATGCCCCATCCCAAGCAGCCCGGCAAGTTCGTCCTGCCAGGCGGCATCACCTGCGATCGGCAAACCGCCGAGGCCGCAGCCAAGAAGATACACGACCTGCAGGCCAAGAAAGCCCGCAACTAACCAACCAAAGGACCCAGACCATGTGGTTTAAAAACCTTCAAGTTTACCGCTTCACCCGCCCCTTTGACCTGACCGCCGAACAGCTGGAAACCCAACTGGAGGCGTGTGCCTTCACCCCCTGCGGCAGCCAGGATATTTCCCGCTTCGGCTGGACCCGCCCTCTCGGCAAGTTCGGCCGAACCCTGACCCATGCCGCCAACGGCCAGATCCTGCTGTGCGCACGCCGCGAGGACAAGATCCTGCCGACCGCCGTCATCAAGGAAGCGCTGGCAGAGAAGGTGGAGGCCATCGAGTACGAGCAGGGCCGCGCCCTCAAGAAGAAAGAGAAGGAAGCGCTCAAGGAGGAGCTGCTGCACACCCTGCTGCCCCGGGCGTTCAGCCGTACCGCCAACACCTTCGCCTGGATCAACCCGGCCGACGGCCTGCTGATGGTCGATGCCTCCTCCGCCAAGAAGGCGGACGATGTGCTGGCTCTGCTTCGCAAGTCCATCGGTAGCCTGCCGGTGGTGCCGGTTGCGCTCAAGAACCCACCCGAGATCACCATGACCGCATGGCTGCAAGAGGGCAACCTGCCGGCAGCTTTCACCCTGGAGGATGAATCCGAGCTGCGCAGCGCCATGGAGCACGGCGGGATCGCCCGCTTCAAACAGCAAGACCTGATGACCGACGAGGTAAAAAACCACCTCGCCAACGACAAGCTGGTCACCAAGCTGGCCCTGAACTGGGGTGAGCGCCTCAGCTTTGTACTGGGCGACGACCTCTCCATCAAGCGCCTGAAGTTCAGCGAGGAGCTGCGCGAGCGGAACGACGACATCACCAGCGAAGACCCGGCCGCACGCCTGGACGCCGACTTCGCCCTGGTGACCGGCGAGCTCTCCCAGTTTATTCCCGCCCTGTTTGCCGCCTTGGGTGGCGAGGAGGCTCCGCTATGACCGACATCACCATTACCGACACCAAAGAGGTCTGGGTGGTTTACACCAACACCGACCTCAACGAGGGGCGTGGGCATGAGTACCCGATCCACGTCTGCGGATCAGCATCCACCGCCGCACGCATGGCGACACGCAAGGGCGTCCAGGGGAGCGACGCCAACGTCAGCAAGGAGATCGCCGTGAAGGTGCGAGGCAGTTGGCTGGCGCCGGTGAGCATCATCGAGCCCAACGATGCAGATCGCCGCGCTGACGCGCTCAACGCCGAGCGCCTGCGGGTGATGGACAAGGCCCGGGCCTCCGGCCTGACGGACGACGAAATCAGAATGCTGGGGGATGTATGAGCGAACACACCAAAGGCCTGCTGCGGGTGGGCCATTCCGGGGCGGTTGTGGCAGACCACCCCGTCCCAGAAATGAGCGGCAGCGATGCCGTCGAATACTACGGCGGCCACTTGGTCGCCGAGTCAGTCACCGCCGCCAATGCCCGGCGGCTGGCAGCTTGCTGGAATGCCTGCGACGGTTTCACCACCGAAGAACTAGAAGCTCACACCGGGCCTCGCCTCCTGCGCGCTCGCCTTGAGGGTGCATTCGCTAGAATCGACGAGCTGCTTAGCGAACGGAATCGGGTTGGCATTGATATCAGTAGTGCCATTCTCTCCGGCATCGTCCCAGACCGTCACCCTCTGCGCTCGCGACTGGAGTTGCTGGCCAATCACCACAAGCGTGAACTGATGCTGGCGGAGTTGTTGCGGCGTGCGCGCAGGTACGTTTCTCCGCTATCGTGCCCTGAGTCTGAAATACAGATCGTGCAGTCGATAGTGTCCAGCATCGACTCCGTGCTGGCTGGAAAGATCAATTTTGACCTGCTGATGGCGGCCGTTCACAAGATAGCGCCAGAAGGCTGGCAGCTTGTGCCGGTGGAGCCCACTGAAAACATGATCGGGCATGGCTGCGGGGCTAGCGTCATGGTCGTCAGTGAAGTAATCAAGGCGTGGGCCGCCATGCTCGCCGCCGCACCAAAGCCGGAATGTTGCCGCCCAGTGGCGATGACTGACATGCGGTTTGTGGTATGCCCTGACTGCGGCAATAAACGCTGCCCGCGCGCCAATGACCATCGCAACGCCTGCACCGGCAGCAATGAGCTTGGTCAGGAAGGAAGTGCGTACCCAGCCGCGCCCAAGCAGCAAGGAGGTGAGCCGTGCGATTCCGCGAGCCCATCATCCAGCCCGGACTGACCCGCACCGAAGCAGAAGAGACCCGCGCCAGATACCTCCGCATCAACCCAGGCGCCCGGGTCACCATCGACAGCCAACCCGATAATCCCCAGCTCAAGACCCTGATAGCCCACCTCCCAGTTCTGCCCCACCGGCAGGTGCTGGCGCCGGGCTTTATCGGATACCGCGGCTGGCGAACCTGACAAGAACCACAGTAAGTGCCTTTGGTCATTAGTTCCTGTGTGAGTAGGACTGTGACTTTGGTAGAAAAGGGCACTTCTGAGAGATTTAGATTTGCCCTATAAAAATGGGACGGGAAAAGTGGTTCTTTGTGGCCAATTACTTGGACAGATCACAGGAAAACCGCAAGCGTTTGAGTACGCTACACAATCGAGCCTATAGCCCTTGGGGATAGGCGACAGAACGCCACATAACAAATTTATGGAGAGAGATATTCGTGCACCAACAACTTGCTGATGCGACCTTTCGCATTTTGGCTGGGAACAGCTCGGGTAGCGGCTTTAGCTACCTTTATGACAATGTGGTAATTACTAACCACCACGTCATCGAGCCTCACCTGACCCATAGTGAACCGATTTTTGCTGTGACGGAAGCTGGCATAGGACTGCCAGCGCGGCTTGTTAGCTACTCGCCGAAGGACCAGCTGGATTTTGCAGTACTTGAGCTCCAGCATGCCCTACCGGCAGGTCGTGTCGTACTTAAGAACGCAGCGTCACCCCGCACCTCACGCGGAACCAGAGTACTCTTCTCCGGATTTCCGCACGGAATACCTCACCTCTTAGTGCATGAAGCAGTAGTTTCCGCCCCATTGGATCAACATGCTTTCTACTTAGATGGCTCAATCAACGGCGGTAACTCCGGCGGTCCGATTGTTGATTCCCAAACAGGCGAGGTCGTGGGGATTGTAACCCAGCGGCGATTCATGGGAGGGGACTCTCTTGAGGCATTCGCTCCACAGGTAAATGCCCTATCTAACCAATGCAGGGCGGTTGCAAACAGAGGGGCAGCAGCGATCCATGGCATTAATTTCGGAGGCTTTGCTGCATTAATGGCTCAGGGGTTGGATGCTATCTCAAAGGTCATCCAATCGAACGCAAACTCAGGCATAGGAATTGGCTTCCACATCCAGTTCGTCAACGAGGAGCTGCGTAAACTCGGCGCCTTTCCAGAAGCATAA